TAAGATGGTGTTCTCTGCTAACTTGCAGGAAACACTTGGTATTAGTTGGTACGAAGGCGCACTTGTAAATGCTATTCCTATGGTTCCAGATAGATTAAGCTATAGTGAAATGGCTGTACCAGAGTTTTTATATCCAAGTGAATGGACTGAAGATTATTTTGCTTATAGAAAGTATAGAGGTTTACTAGTTGATAAGATTCGCCATTATATGGAAAACTATGACGACTATCTTGTAAGTTTAGACAAACAACGTACTAAACTAAACAAAGAATTTTTTAGCGGAGGCGCACTATATGAGCAAGTTAAGAGACCCGGATCCGTTTAAATTGAATAGTTTGATAGAAGATGAGGACTATACAATCAATTTAGACAATACTTACGATGTCGCAAGCACTGTATGGGTAGATGACAATATATCCGATATCAATATAAATTCAGGAACATATACTATTGACACTGATAGTATTGATACTAATGTGTATACAGGGTCTACTGATATTAATATAGATTGGATTTACAATAACATCACTATTGATCCAACAACAGTCGAACAAATGTGTAAAGAATATCCAGCATTAGAAAAAGTTTGGCGCAACTTTAAAAGCGTATACGACATGTGTAAACAAGATTACGAAGGCAAGAAAAAGGCAGGAGAGATTGACGATGACATTCCTTTCTAAAATTATGGACAAGCTCGGCAGGCGTCGGGTAATTAGAGATAGAGATAACGGAGAGCCTTACTTAGTAAGGTTTTATCTGTTTTTAAAAAACAGAAAGAACTTTCCGTTTAACATTACTTTACATAAAGTTCTGAAGAGTGATGAACCTACACTGCATGATCATCCTTGGTCGTATGCTACATTTATTCTAAAAGGCGGCTACTGGGAATGGATTCCTGTTCGTAGCAACGAAGGATTTGTTGTAGGTAGTACAAGAGTTTGGCGTGGTCCCGGACATTTCCGTTTCCGTAAACCTGATGACTTACATTGGTTAGAACTTGAAAAAGATTCAGAAGGTAATGAGATTCCATGTTGGAGTTTGTTTTTTATGGGTCGTAAACAAAAGGAATGGGGATTTGTACGTTTTGTACAGCGTGAAGGTTACCGCTGGATTAATAACGAAGAATATCTTGCAAGAGGTGCTAAAGATGATTAAGAAACATTATTATAGCTGGCAGGATGTAGAACGTGCTTGCCTAAACATTGCTTTACAGATGTATAACGACAACTGGAAGCCTGACTACATTGTAGGCATTACAAGAGGTGGCAACGTACCTGCAACTATCCTTAGTAATATGCTAGATATACGTTGTGAAGCTCTTAAGGTTAGTTTACGTGATGACAAAGACGGTCATGGCAGTGAGAGTAATTGTTGGATGAGCGAAGATGCTTATGGCTATGATGATAAAGATTATTATGATCCTGCAATGGGCCATAATAAAACAAGTGCAGACAACCGTAAAAAAATTCTTATTGTAGATGATATCAACGATACTGGTGCTACATTTAATTGGATTAAAGATGATTGGCAAAGTAGTTGTTTGCCTAATTCAGAAGAATGGAATAATGTATGGGGAAACAATGTACGGTTTGCTGTAATGACAGAAAATTTAAGCAGTGAGTTTGGTGAGGTTAATTATCATGTTCACGAAGTTAACAAAGCAGATGAGGATGTATGGCTAGTATATCCTTGGGAAAATATTGCAAAATAAAAGGAGAAATAATATGCCTATTCCAGAAAGAGTTTATCTACCGGAACCTCCAGACCCGAGTCGTAAGCATTTTTATATTAGTTTAATTAAAAGTGTCTTAAGACTAGCAGGTTGTTTAGTAGCGGCTTACACAGGCTCAGTAGTAGCACTTGCATTATTTTTTGCCGGCGCAGAATTTTTAGGTATTGCAGAGGAACTATAGTGTCTGATACATTAGAAAAAGCACAAGAAGAAGGTCGAGCACCTTGGACAGATGTATTTTTAGATACTAGAGACTTTGTTGTTTACGAAGACAAGTATCCAGTTACACTTGGGCACACTTTAGTTGTGCCTAAAGAAAATACTGTAGAGAATATTCAAAAGTGTTTTAAATTTGCTATGGAAATGGGTAGCATGAATGTAGAAGCAGACACTAATCCTATTACAGGTTTTAATGTTGGTATAAATATGGGCGAGAGTGCAGGACAAACTTGCATGTATCCTCATGTTCATTTAATTTTTCGCCGTGATGGTGATACAGTTGACCCAGTTGGCGGTATAAGAAATGTGATACCAGGAAAGGGTAATTATAAAAATGAAAATAAGTAAAATTCCTGGATGCGGTAATTATGGTATATTCATAGACGATTTAGATTTACAAAATATTTCTAATGAAGAATGGATTGAAATAGGCAAGTTGCATCTTAAAAATTTAGTTACTATTATTAGAAATACTAATATAGATTGGCGTAAACAATCTGAGCTAATGGCATTATGGGGAGAAAATACTAGTGGCATGTCTTACCAAATGCTTAAGAAATACAATGAAACTTCTTTAAGAAATATCATGAACAGGATCATGCGTAATGATCCAAAAATCGAAGAAAAAGACAAGAACGTACTCATTGAAATGACTAATATGATTGAGAGAGATACTGTTCAGCACAAAACGTCTGTAATGAGAGTTTCAGGACAAAAAGATTCAAAAGGACGTCCTTTAGGTATGTTTGCTGAAGGCGAACTACTTTGGCATAGTAATGAAAGCGGAACATTAACTTTTGTACCAGGCGTATCTTTACTAGGCGCAGAAAATGTTGTAGGAAGTGCAACCGGGTTTATTACTACTACTGATTATTACGAATCTGTTTCTGATGCATTTAGAAGTGAACTAGATGAAATGGTAATTTTGCACAGATTTACAGCCGGCAAAATAAATCCAGGACTTAGAGAAGAACAGGACAACGTAATGCATTTTAATATGTGTCCTGAAGATGATATTGAAATACCTATGGTAGTTCAAAGTCCTGGCGGAATCAAAGGATTACATTATCCTATTAATACTGCATATTCTATAAAAGGTTTATCGAAAGAAGAAAGTGATAAGATTTTTGATCAAATAAACAAAGAATTGTTTGTTGACAAATATATATATGATCATTATTATCAAAATGATAACGATTTACTTTTATTTGATAACAGTATTACTTTGCATAGACGATTAGGCGATGTTGATAAACGTCTATGTTATCGAATACAACATCACTATACAAATCTTCAAGACGAGCCTTGGCAACCTTATTTACAACAACCTTTTATAAATGATTATATTGACAATGTAAACGACCGTGCTAAAGTTTTAGGCTTAAAAGATTTCAAAATACCGAGAAAGGAAACACAATGACTAACTTAAGATCTAATTTGCTTAAGGCTGCCAGAGATCATGCAATCGGACATATCGAGAAGCATAGAATGAATGCAGAAGTTTTATTAAGCAATCCAGTAGGTATCGGCGAACACGGCGATATTATGGAAGAACTTGACAAAGAGTTCATGGAAATTGCAAAATATCATGATATTTTGGAAGTAATTGATGGCTATTTTAAATAATAGTCTTGACAAAAAACCTAAATAAGTGTATACTGTATATAATTGTGCAGTATACACGGCAATCCTCTGCCTTAACATCGGAGATATAAATGAGTAAAGCAAGACAGATTAAACAAAAACTAGAAGACGCCGGTATCCGTTACTGGGCTGGCGACAACATTTCACATGTGCTACAACGTGGCGACAAAGAGCTACTTATCGATGAAGCAACTAGAGCCTTTGAAAGTGTGCTAGACGCTCTTGTAATTGATCGCCTTAATGATCCTAATTCACAAGGTACAGCAAGACGTCTTGCAAAAATGTACTTTAATGAGATTATGGCAGGACGTTATGATCCTATTCCAAGTGCAACGGCATTTCCAAATGATTCAGAAGAACGATACGAAGGTATGCTTGTAGTTCGTTCAGAACTAAAGAGTATGTGTTCGCATCATCATCAGCCAGTAGTAGGTACTGCATACATTGGTATCATTGCCGCTGAAAAACTTATTGGTTTAAGCAAGTATACACGTATTGCACAGTGGTGTGCTAGACGTGGTACACTGCAAGAAGAACTTGCAAACGAAATTGCTAAACAGATTCAACTTGCAACTAATGCAGAACACTTAGGTGTGTATGTACAAGCAACACATGGTTGTTGCGAAAATCGAGGCATTATGGCGCATAGTAGTCTTACACAAACAACTGTACTAAAAGGTGCATTTAAAGACGATTCAGGAACTAAAAAGGAATTCTTTGACAACATTAAACTACAACAGGAGTTTGCTTGCTAATGATTGAAAGTCCAGTATTTGAAAAAGGTTATCCATCTTACGAAGCTGTTAACAGGAAACCAGAAATGAAACTAAGATATTCAGAAGCATTTTATAGTGTACAAGGTGAAGGTAAGTTTGTTGGCGTCCCTAGTGTGTTCCTACGTACTTTTGGTTGTAACTTCCGTTGCATGAACTTTGGTACTAATGAAAAAAGAGATCGTTGGCAACAACATAAAGACGGCATAAAACACAATGCAGAGGTTAAAGCCCTAATTGATGCAGGTGTACATAAAACTACTAAAGAGTTTAATGACTTGCCTATTATACACACAGGATGTGATACGTATGCTAGTATCTATCCTGAGTTCAAAGACTTTAACAAACTGGCAACAGTAGATGAAGTAGTTGAACACTTATTGTCTCTTACTCCAAACGGTAAGTGGACACAGGACAATGGACAAGACATCCATTTAATTATGACCGGTGGCGAACCTTTGTTAGCATGGCAAAGATTATACATCGAATTGTTTGAGCATCCAAAGATGCAAGGATTAAAAAATGTTACATTTGAAACAAACACTACACAACATCTACACGATGATTTCTTCAACTATCTCACAGACCAAGACAGATTTGCAATCACGTGGTCTTGTTCCCCAAAACTTAGTGTTAGCGGAGAACCTTGGGATACTGCTATACTGCCTGCTGTCGCTCGTGAGTATAGCCTTGTTGACGGTAGTGACATTTATCTCAAGTTTGTTGTCGCTAATCGTAATGATATTGAAGAAGCTGAAAGAGCTGTGGAGGCTTACAGAGACGCCGGGGTTCAATGTCCAGTATATTGTATGCCGTTGGGCGGACGCAGTGAAGAATACAATCTCAACGTTAAAGAAGTCGCCGAAGTTTGTATGGAAAAAGGATGGCGATTTACCCCAAGATTACATATCTCGCTCTTCGGAAATGCGTGGGGGACTTGAGAATGCATTTGACCCAGACGAATTTGAAAAAGAACAACAGTCAAAAGCAAAAGTCAATGTTGATGATGCTTTTGTACAAAGAGTAAGGAGACACATGTAATGGGATGGTGGAGTAAACTAGTAAGAGATGCAGGTATTAAATCTAAGATTGATGAGCCTGTAAAAGAAAAGACACAAGAAGAAATTCGTCGAGAAGCTCTTGAAGCAGAAAAACAAGCGGCTACTAAAGCAGGAGAACCTTGGGTTGCTGTATTAGATACACAAGTTAACAAAGATAATATAAAAAACGGATTCTTTGAACTTGATTGGAATAACGAGTTTATAGAGCAACTATTAGACGCAGGCTATAAAGGCGAAACTAATGAACAAATTGTTGATGCCTGGTTCAGAACTATTGTAATACAAATGCTTGAAGAAGACGGACAAAGTGTTGATAGAGAAATGGGATACATTAATGTAGTACCTATGGATAAGGGAAGAAGTTCAGTATCATGATGCGTGACGATTTAATGGTGCAACAGCAAGTGTCTACAGTTTGGCAACATATGGTTGGTGTTATCTGCTTAAATCAAACTAATCGAAAGCAAGTTAAGCGTGTTCTTCCAGCTCTTTTTGTACTCTGTCCTACACCTATACAACTACTTAATACAACTCCAGAAGCAATAAAACGTGTTATACAGCCATTAGGAATGGTTAATGTACGTGAAAAGCGTTTACGTAAAATGAGCGAAGACTACTTGACATGGGACGGAAATGATGCTACTATGTTATATGGAATTGGAAAATACGGCAGTGACAGTTATCGATTGTTTTACAAGAATGAGATACCTGAAGATGTTGGAGACCATGAATTGAAACGTTATATAGACGAGGAACTAAATGGCAACTTATGTACTAGTTGATACTGCAAATACTTTCTTTAGAGCACGACACGTTGTACGTGGTGACTTAGATACTAAAGTTGGTATGGCACTACACATTACACTTAATAGTGTTAAAAAGGCTTGGAATGACTTTGATGCAGATCATGTTGTGTTCTGTTTGGAAGGACGTAGCTGGCGTAAAGATTACTACGAGCCTTACAAGCGTAACCGTCAAGAAACACGTGATGCAATGACCCCTGCACAACAAGAAGAAGATCAGTTGTTTTGGGAGATCTTTGACGAGTTTAAAGACTTTATAGGCACAAAGACTAACTGTACAATGATGCGTCATCCGCAACTAGAAGCAGATGATTTGATTGCAGGCTGGATACAAAATCATCCTAACGATAATCATGTTATTATTTCAACTGACGGTGACTTTGCACAACTAATTGCACCTAATGTAAAACAGTACAACGGTGTTAGCAATACAACTATTACACACGAAGGTTACTTTGACGACAAAGGCAAGCCTGTGATTGATAAGAAAACAGGAGAGCCTAAGCCTGCACCCGATCCTGCATTTATGTTGTTTGAAAAATGTATGCGTGGCGACACTAGCGATAACGTTTTTAGTGCATATCCGGGTGTACGCAAGAAAGGTACAAAGAATAAAGTTGGCCTTATTGAAGCCTTTGCAGACAAAGATACAAAAGGTTACAACTGGAATAACATGATGTTACAGCGTTGGGTAGATCATAATGGAGATGAACATCGTGTACTAGATGATTACAATCGTAATGTTACATTATGTGACTTATCTGCACAGCCTGCAGATATACGAGAGATAATTAATAGTACGGTCAAAGAGGTTGAACCTAAACAAATCACACAAGTTGGTATGAGATTAATGAAGTTCTGTGCAAAGTGGGACATGCAACGAATTGCTGATCAGGCCGCTAGTTATTCTGAACCGTTACAAGCAAAATATCCTTTAGGAGCATAACATGAGTAAATTTAACGCAAAAGAAATACTTAAAGATAAATTTTGGATTTTACAACAAAATGGCGAAAATATGGGCACAATAAGCATTGCCGACGATTCTTATATGCTTAGTGATTCTTCAGGTACAAGAATGTTTAATTCAGAAAAACAATTAAAGAAGAAATTAGGAAATGACTTATCTTGGCAGAAGTTAGATATTAAAGAGACTTTTGTAAAAGAAGTACATGGATTCCCAACAAGTTCTATGCCGTACAACCCAATGTATGATGTTAGACGAAAATTACCATTGTTTACAAAGAGTACAAAGTCAAAGAGTCTGTATGCGGCAGGATATTATACAATACGATTTGAAAAAGGTTGGGTGAAAAGTTTTTGTCCAAAACTACTTACACTAGAACGTTACGAATACAGAGGTCCTTTCAAAACAGATATTGAAATGAGAACGGAGTTAAGTCGTGTCAGCAAGTGAGCCGTTAAATACAATTCCTGTACAACAATTCATTCAACAAGTTAAAAGTGCCGATGCTAGTAATGCAAAGGAAGTTAAACTTCCTTTAGATACGGCAAAACGTCTTGCTTTTACATTAGGAGAAGTAATGACAAGATTGAATGGTAATCTTGAAGAATTACTTATTTCTAAAAGTAAAACCGAAGACGAAGTGCTAGAAGTGCGTTTAGATGGCGGTTCTGGCTGGAAGTAAACTACGTAGATAACTTCAAAAAGAGATAAATATATGCGTATATAATTAAGGACGATACGCATATGAGCAGACCAAAACCAGACGTGATAATCGAACACGTCGATAAAAAGACTTATAAAAGTGAGCAAATATTAAAAGCAGAAGCCATTTGGGCTGTGTTTTATAATGATGCTCCTTTTAATCTAAAGTCAGCAAATATGCTAACTAACTATCCGGGGCCTAAGTATAAAAAGGTTAGTTTTAGCAATCCGGGGCATGCTGTCAATTTAGCAAAAAAACTTAATGACTTATTTAATTGTCAAGACTTCTCGGTTGTAAAACTTACCCAGGGAGAGAAGGTTTCACTTGACTAATGAACTGGAAAGAAGTTTATACAAAGGTTTTTTTAAAACAAGCCAACAAAGCAATATCAGAAGCAAGTTTAAAAGAATATCTTCCCCAATGGTGGCAAAACACTAGGACTAAAGATTCTGGTGGATTGCGGTTAACAGACGAAGGCTTGCGATTCATAACTGAAGAAATAAATTTAACAACCTATGATGTACCTTATCCCAAAGATTTTGAACTTACAACTCAAACAATTATTTTCCTTGATAAATTTATAACATGTCCTTATTATATGGGGAGAAGAAGTATTACTGTAACAGATGAAAAGAAGGCAATTGAACTACATCTTTTCTCGGGAGATATTCGCAAATACGGGTTAACAAAGGCAATGAAACGCCAAGAAAAAAGTTAAATTTTCGGTAAAAAAGTACTTGACATTTAGCGTGTAGAGTGTATACTATATATATAGTTAGAAATTAAGCACTGATTCACAAGAGGGAATACACTATGGAAACTGTAACACGCACTGTAACGCCTAATAGCGCAAAGGCATCAATCAAACATGCGCTAACAAAGAAACGCCCAATCTTTCTTTGGGGACCTCCAGGTATTGGTAAGTCTGATATTGTAGCTCAGGTTACAGATAGTCTGCCAAATTCACATTTGATCGACGTTCGTCTTTCGCTATGGGATCCTACAGACATTAAAGGTATTCCGTATTATGCGGCAAATGATAATGTAATGGCATGGGCACCTCCTGCAGAACTTCCAGACGAAGAGTTTGCTAAACAATACGACAATATTGTTTTATTCTTTGACGAAATGAATTCTGCGGCTCCGGCAGTACAAGCGGCGGCTTATCAACTTATTCTTAATCGTCGTGTAGGACAATACAAACTACCAGACAATGTAGTTATTGTTGCGGCAGGTAACCGCGAAGCAGATAAAGGTGTTACTTACAGAATGCCTGCTCCGTTAAGTAACCGTTTTATTCACTTAGAACTTGCAGTATCATTTGATGACTGGTTCCAGTGGGCAGTTGATAATGATCAACACAAAGATGTTGTTGGTTATATCACATTTAGTAAAAAAGATTTATACGATTTCGATCCTAAATCACCTTCACGTTCTTTTGCAACACCTCGTTCATGGTCGTTTGTATCAGAACTACTAGAAGATGACTTAGACGAAAACACTACTACTGATTTGGTAAGTGGTGCAGTTGGCGAAGGTCTTGCAGTAAAATTTATGGCACACCGTAAAAGTGCGGCAAATATGCCTAACCCAACAGACATCCTAGATGGTAAAGTAAAAGAGCTGAAGACTAAAGAAATCAGTGCTATGTATTCCTTAACAGTCTCACTTTGTTACGAACTAAAGGATGCCGAAGAAAAAGGTGATAAGAAATTTGACGATAAAGTGAATAATTTCTTACGCTTTGCAATGGACAATTTCGAAACTGAACTTGTTGTAATGGGTATTAAACTTGCTATTACACAATATTCACTTCCAATTGATCCTGATGAAATTGAGTGCTTTGATGAATTCCATGAACGCTTTGGACATTACATCAAAGCCGCTCAAAACGCATAAAATGCGAGGGTTCGGACGTCCCTTCAAAACGTCCATTTTCTCTTGACAAACTATGTAAATATAGTTATAATATAGATGTAAACTTAAAAAATAGAGGGAAGCAATGGCAACTGCAAAAGATACCGCAAGTAAACTAAAAAATTGGGCACCTGATCCAAACATTACACCCGAACAATTAGAAGAAATGCGTGTTGAAGTATATGACCGCATTGTAGTTGCACGAGTAGGATTACTTCTTAGACATCCCTTTTTTGGTAATATGGCAACACGTCTACAAATTTTAGCGGCCGATGATTGGTTGCCTACTGCCGCAGTAGATGGTCGTAATTTATACTATAATACACAATTCTTTAATGCAATGAATAACAAAGAAATTGAATTTGTTATTGCACACGAAATTCTACATATGGTATTTGATCACTTAGAACGTAGAGGTGATCGTCATCCAGTACTTTTTAATATTGCCGCCGATTACAAAGTTAACAATACACTTGTACGTGATCGTATTGGCGAAAAACCTAGTATAGTTGATTGTTTTCAAGATTTTCAATATGAAGAATTTACTTCAGAAGAAATTTACGATAAACTGTTCGAAGAAGCAAAAGAGCGTGGTAAAGAACTAGAACAACTTCTTTCTGAGCTAGACAACGAAGGCGAAATGCTAGACGAACATTTAGACGCAGAAGGAACTGGCGAATCTCAAGAAGGCGAACAAGGTGAAGACTCTAAAGGTAATAAAGTAAGTAAAAAGCCTGCAAAATACTCTAAAGAAGAACTTAAGAAAATCAAAGACGAAATAAAAGAAAGTATGTTGAGTGCGGCACAAACTGCTGGCGCTGGTAATGTTCCTGCAGGTGTGCAACGTATTATTAAACAAATTACAGAACCTAAAATGAATTGGCGAGAAATTATCCGTCAAACTATTCAGAGTACTATTAAAGCAGACTTTACATTCAGCCGTCCATCACGTAAAGCATGGCACACTAATGCAATTCTACCAGGGCAAATGTTTGACGAGAGTATTGATATTGCCCTAGGTATTGATATGAGCGGTTCAATAGGTAATGTACAAGCCGCTGACTTCTTAGGCGAAGTTAAAGGCATCATGGATCAATTCAAAGACTATAAAATTAAAATATGGTGTTTTGACACAGAAGTGTACAATGAAGATGATTTCACTGCTGATGACGGTAGAGAGATTACAGAATACGAAGTAGCCGGCGGCGGTGGCACTGATTTTATGGCTAATTGGCGTTATATGCGTGAGAACGACATTCAGCCTAAAAAGTTTATTATGTTCACAGACGGTTATGCTTGGGATAGCTGGGGCGAAGAAGACTACTGTGATACAGTATTTTTAATTCACAGTCATCATGATAAAAATTTACAAGCACCATTCGGAACAACAACACACTATGACGCGGCAGCCTAAAATTGCACAACCAAATCCATTAAATTTTTACGGCATTCGAAGAGTGAATTTGGCGCCGCCGTATTTCGAAAGTGTTCATATTGATATGAATACATACAATCTAGAAGGCACTATTATTAAATGGATAGAAAAGAACCTTAAGGGTAGATATTATGTAGGCAAAATTACAAATCTTAATAGCGAAAACCAATTCGCTAAGAATATTAAAATTGCTTTTGAAAATCCTAAAGAATTATCCTTTTTCACTTTAGCCTGCCCTCATTTAAAATACAAGTAAATAGTAAAGTACGCACTTTAAAGGAGACATATATGAGCGACGAAAACAAACAAGCAGAAGGTACTGCTGAGGCACAAAAACCTCAAACACAACCGGCAGAATTAACTGTACAAGATTTGAATGCACTAAAACAAATCATCGACGTTGCAAGTCAAAGAGGTGCATTCAAACCTAATGAAATGACATTAATCGGCACAACTTATTCTAAGTTAGAAGCATTTTTAAATGCTATTGCCGCGCAACAACAAAAGCCCGAAGAGGCTAAAGGAGAGTAATCATGGCGTTAAAACATGTAGGAAGAATGAAAAAGAATCAAAGAAAGGTAATTGTAGCATATAGAGTTGTTCCTGGTGAACCAGAAAATGCTATTGTTGTCACTACTGAGAACTTAATGGCAGACGAGCATGATGCATTAATTAAAGCAGTAGAGTCAGATGCAGGTCAAACTTCTTATGAGTTTGCAGAAGCAATGGCCCGTACTCAGTTACCAGACGGTAGAAATATGTTAGCAGGATTTCATACAACAGGAAAAATGGTTAAAGTAGCAACCAAAGACGTTGAAATGGTTCCTGATTCAAAAACTACAATCGCATTAGATGAATTAAATTCTATTATTGCAAAGCAAAAAGGTATTTCTGTTGAAGACCTGGCTCTTAAGCCGGACGGTAGTACACCTAAAACTAATAAAGAAGCAACTGCAACAAACGATTTAATAGTTGAAGAATATAACTTAGATGCACCAGCAGAAGTAGTTCAAGCGGCACAAGAAGCCAATAATGAAGTAATTTCTGATGATGAGTTAGCCGCTAAGTATAGAAGTGATGCAGACCGTTTGTTTAAAGAAGCAAAACGTCTTAGAGAGCAGGCCGAAGAGCTGGCCCCTACTAAGAAGAAAGCAGCCAAGACCAAAGCTGAAGAAAGTGCCTAAGAGTAAAAAATTACCGAAAGAAGTAGTAGCACATTGGCCAGAAGTTTTAAAAGACATACAAATTGATGTTGTACCAGTCGAATACATTGACACCGTTATCATTACATTTGTTGACGGTAGAGTTTGGGAAATCGACACTAAGAAAAATCCTAAAGGTGTTGACGTATCCGTTGCATTGGAAGATTTGATGGAAGAATATCAGGATGCAATAGTCAATGTAGACTTCAGGCTAGATACTGTGCGTGTTAAAAATGATGTTCAAAAAAGAACAAAAATGTTCTTAAAGAAAAGAAAGTAGATGGAGCCAGTTGTACATTTAAATTACGATTTAAATAAAAAACTTTTGCTAGAACAAGCAAAAGAAGCAAAACAACAATCTCAACCATACACTGACGGAAGATACCCCGACTTAAAATTAGACGATTGGTCTATAGGTCATTATACAAGTGATTACATTAATCAAATCATGCAAGACTTTGAAGTAGAAGGAAGGCCTAGATTTTATTGGCTTAAACCTTTTGCTGAAATACCCGAGCATGTAGACAACAATACAACTTGTAGTTTGAACTTTATTTTAACAGATAACCCTGCGCCTATTACAATACAAGGTGCGGAATATCTATACACACAGATTTTATTAGATACTACTAAACCTCATTGTGTAAAAAATAATAACACAGAACGAATTATGTTAAAAATAAGCATTTTTGACGAATCATTTAACGACTTGTCAAAGAGAATACGCTATGCTAGTTGATACAAATAAAATAATAGAAGATACTAAAACAGCGTTCTTTTCTAATGATATACAAAAAGAAAAGTATGCAAGTATAAGCGAATTTGTATCTGAAACTGACTATAAAAGTTTACATACCAAACCGTTAGTTCCGTTAGATATAAAAATAGATGTAGATCTATTCTTATCTCAAGTAGTTGAATATCAAAGATATTTTCAACAATGGGGGAAACAGCATACCGAATTACCTAGACAAGGACTTGCGCTTGTCAATCAATATGGCCATTTACAAGATAATGATCCTATAAATGGATCTTTATATGAATGGAATGTTAATAATCCTAACTCTCCGCTCTTAGAAACAGATTGTCTGCGACCTACAGAAGTCTTATGGATGTCATCTATGGATCCATTAAGAGTGTTCAAAGGACACTGGTGTAGATCTAATATTTTATTATGGGATAAAGGTGCAGAATTTAAACCTCACATCGATACACTATTACCTAGTCCATGGTTACGCCTATGGGGTACAACCAGTAATACTATTAAATTAAGATTTGCACATGGCAACGAACTTGTTGAACACGAAGATATAGAACCAGGCAGAATTTATTTAATTGATACTTCTATAGTACACGATGCATACTGTAATGACGAACCTGGATTACAGTTCTTTTTAAGTGTGCTACCTAGTGCTTATAAAATTATAAAAGACTTATCTAAATCTTAGATCTCTTGTAGACCCGTCCGGTAATGTTACTTCTATTTTTGTAGCATTAGCGTAAAAGAAATGTTCTAGCATATCACCTACATTTTGAATAGGTAGATCTGATTTTTCAAAAATGACTGTACCATCTCTATAAACTTTTATAGAGCCAAAGTATTGATCTAAGTCCATGTTGACCTCGCACGTTGTTCTAGAGTTTCTATGTTACCTATTGGCAACGTATGACTAACATTACTTTTTAATTTTTCCAGGAACGCTGACATTGTGTCTGCATAAAAACTTGTTAATGAAACATTCCAATCTGTTTCTAAATTAGTAAAATAACTACTACTTGAATCTTTTAGGTAGTTTCCTGGATAAAATAATGCCTTTGGTAGTCCTATATTGTATTCTTGAGCTATTGGCTTTACAATAGGTAATATTTCTGCAACAGCATCTATCCATCCTAATAGATAAGTTTCATATACATCTTTACCCAATGTTGACTCTTTTGACATCTTAGCAGATATTGAAAGTCCTATTTCTCTGTTAGGAGTTCTTATTTCTAAATACTCTTTGCTAGTGCTTGTATCTCTGTATAAAGGATTTTCTAGTTTTACATTATCAGAAGAAAAAGTATTGTATAGTTTTGTATATGCTTCCCATGTAGGACCGTTTGTTGTTTGATATACATATCTATCGCCTGTTGTAATTTGCACTAAATTAATTCTACCAGGCGTAGCGGCTATATAACCTGTGCTTACTCTTTCAAAAGCAACTTTAGTTGCTAGATCTGTAGCAAAACCTCCATAGTATTCATTTATCTTACCATCAGTCCAGTCTAAGGACTTTATGTTAAGTTCTGATTTTCTAGCTGATCTTACAAAGTCTGACATAAGTATTCCTATCTTTTTATATGTATATTTATCTCAGTTTTACAATACAACTATGTAAGCTCTCATAAATATTTTATACTAAGGAGAACATTATGCCGCTTGAAGACATGGATCTTTATACAAAAAATTGGCTACGTTATAATTTAGAAATAAAAACAAGTAAAGGTCCTGTTAATTTATCTTGGTCTGATGTTAATGAATTGGCTCGCTGGAGTAATATTCAAGCAGGATTGTATATTAGAGGACAAGAATCAACACTACAATTATTTTATGAATATTTTCCTAAATGGTATCAAATGTTTTGGGACAGGCGCGACAGTCAAGGACTATACAATTTACAAGACGATGCAAAAATTGTAGATGTAGGTAGCGGTATTGCTGTACAAGACTTACTGTTAGCAAAATACTTGCCTCAATCAACCTTTACACTTGTTGACAAAGAAGGTTTTGAGTTTAAGCCTGGAATTTTTTACCAAAAAGATTATCCTGAATATAATAGTTGGGCTCCGGTTGTTGACTGCATTAATACTTCTGATATAGACCCTAGCAGATTTAAAATGCAAGGTCCCGAAGAGGAATGGCCGGATGAAGTAGATGCTGTAACTAGCTATCTGTCTTGGTGTTGGCATTATCCTAAAGAAACATACTGGCAAAAAACTTTAGATCATCTAAAAATTGGCGGGACATTCGCAGTCGATGTTAGACTAATTCCGAATGAGGATGTCATGGGCGAGATATCAGAAGCAATGAAATCCGATCCTGTATCAACAATAGAATTTAATAATATACCTAAGCATGTAGATAACATGAAAACTGAAGATGGCGAACGTATGGTTAGCGGATATAGTGCAATATGGAAAAGGTGTAAGTAATGAAATCAGGAGTAGTAAAAGAAATATTTCCAACTTTAATATACGAAGCAGAATTTGAAGACTTTGACTTAATTAGAAACGAAATAAAAGAAAAATTAATGCCTTTATTTAAGAACAATATTGCTACAGGCAATGATTATTTTGATAAAGATGGGAATCCTATTTTTGCTAGAACTGAACCAAACTTACATGAAAGAGAAGAACTTAAACCAATTACAGATTTTGTAAATTTCCATGCAAAAGAATATTGGAAAGCATGTAATTATACTCAAAGAATAGAACCATATGTTATGCAATTATGGGCTAACGATGTTCCTCCAGGAGGATTTACACCAGCTCATAATCATAACCCTGTACCAGTTGGCGGTGTTTTTTATGTTGATGCAGACGAAGATATGGGTAATCTTTTCCTTGAAGATCCTTTAGAAATGGTTAAAGGAAAAATGCCATATGATTTTATGTACAAGCCTTATCTATATACTGAAACAATTAAAGTAAAAACAGGTAAGTTAGCAATGTTTCCAGGATGGATGAGACATCATGTTAGAAGTAATATGAGTAAAGAAAATAGAATTGTTATGGGATTTAATGTAGGTGCTTGGATGGATTTTAAACCAAATCCATTAGGCTGATATCCATTGCCCTGCTAGATAGTTTCCTTTAGATCCAAAATTCATACCTATAACAAGACGTTCTTCTTCAAGAGTATTCTCCTGAACATAGTGACGCATCCAGCCAGGAAACATGATGAAATCTCCAGTGCTTACTTCTATTTCATAATGCATAAATGCTTGAGCTTTGTAATCCATAGGCTGACTTACTAACAGGTTTTCTAAAGGATTTTCTAATACAATATTACCCATTCCCTGTTTAGCATTTACATAAAGCACCGCAGTAATAGGCATAGTTCCGTGTAAATGACTGCGTATACTACCGCCTTTAGGTTGACGGTTTGCCCAACACTGTATCATTTTTGGTTCTAAAAGGTCAGTATAATTTAACTCTTTCCAATACAGTTTTGCTTCATTTTCAGCAAATCTAACTAATTCCTTTGCTTCAGACATTTGATGTATTTTGTCATACTGATTGTATGTACACAATGTACCATTGACCATTGTAGGATTGTTATTATCTTTTGTTAGATCAAATTCTTGTTCTATTTTAGGAAAGACATTTGTTTTGATGTCTAAAACATCATTATACGTTGTTTTCCATACAGAAAGCGGAAATATATCATGCTTCATTTTTTAACCTGGTTATATCAGCATACCCTTCTATAACATATGCATCAGGATGAAAACGTCTGATTAATGCTTCTTGTAATGGTCCTACTGTTGGGCCTTTCCACATAGCGGCAATAGTACAAGGTTCTCTATCTTCCCAGTACTGAAAAGCAATTAAAGGAAATCCTATAGTTTCTGCATCTAATCTTGTTCCGGCGCCGTGTGACTCGCCTCTATTTAAAATGTTACTCATTAAAGGAACAGGTGCATGTACCATATCCATTTTAATAACCTGTACTCCAGGATGTTCATGTTCAGGAACTTTAGGGTTAGGATGTATTAGATATAATTCAACTTGCCATCTACCGTGTCTGAATAAACTAATAGCAGTAGCATCATCTGATAAAAAGACTTCTGGGTCCTTAGGAAAAAGCATAGGCATACCTTTGGCCATCCACCAATCTCCGAACTCTTTTACATCATTCCATGTTTCAGGAATTTGAATGTCTGCATGAGGATGTACACTAGGTGTAAATCTCATACTATATTCGGGTGTGTCTACTACTTTATCATTCATTGTTTAAAACCTTTTGTCGTTGTTTATCGTGAATATCTCCGGTTGTTTCTCCTTCCCAGTGTACTGTGACACTGGTAGTATCGATATCTTCTGGCCACATTTCTAAACTTAAAAATGCAAATCCTCTCGGTCCTGTTGTTAGTCCATGTGTATCGTTAGGATCTACTCTTAAGGTTTGTGTAAACAACACACTTGTACCATCTTCATTTGTAAGATCCCAAAAGGGTTTAGGATCAGCAACTTCTTTGCCGTTAATAGTAGTGTTGCCATCGCCACTCAAATACATAATAACACTTTCTACACCAGGATGCGAATGTTCAGGAGTAATCTGATCAGCATCTGCTATATAAAGCTCGGCTTGAAAGCGTCCTTGTCTCCATAGCACAACAGCACTTGCATTATTTGTTCTGTAAATTGAATTATTTTGGGGAGGTCTAAAAGGAAATCCTTCATCTTTATACCATTCTGCAAATTCTTCTACTGTATTCCACATTACATTAACCTTTTAATATTTTGCCAGTTTAACCCCGGTGCATCTACGACTATACTTTGTATATTTATATTAGGGGAAAGTTTGATTACACTATTTACGGTTTGTGCAATATATTTAGGGTCTAACGCTATAGGAGAATCAAAAACATCTTTTGACATATCTGTTTTAGCTAAACCTATAATTAAATTACATATTTTTACGCCGCCGGCAACAAATAATTTGTTCACAATCTCAGACTGATATTTTTTCTCATTTATATAATCTTTTGTCCATTGATCTAAAGTCTTTGTATCAATAGGTACTAAAGAAAGTTTGCTATTAATATTAATTATTAACTTAGAGCTATCATTATTCCAATACTGTATAGCTTCTTTGAGCAATCTAGATTGATGTCTGCTTACATATGCGTTGTTTATAAACACGTCTACCCCGTGCAAATGATCAGTTAAGCAAATATCATTAATATCAAAATTATTAGATCTGCTTAAACCTATAACATCATGTCCTTGTAATTTAAGTAAATCATAAATCGCTTTACCTATTCCTTTACTATGGCCCGTTATTAAAATTTTCATCTGCTATTTCCATAATTTAATTTTTTTTCTATATAGGATGCTATTAATTTATTACTAGCCTGTACTAGTTGAATTTGATTACCTATGTTTAAATCTGCTAATGTTTTATCATTAAAGTAGTCTAAGTCTTTGTTAAAAGTTAATTCATATTCTCCTATATGCCAAAGTAAAGGACCATAGGTTAATCTATAATTTTTATCCGTGTAAAAGTCTACAACAGATTTACTAACATCGAATATATTCCAATGTTCATTTTTCCAACTTAAACCGGTTGTTTCGTTTAATCCATCTCCCATTCCATATTGTGCAGGTATCGCTCTATATAATTCTTTAATTTTAACGTATAAGTCTTCTTCAGTTTCTGTATATCCGTACTTAGAATGATCAACGCTCATACTAGATAACGTATCGGCACTAGTTTTTTTAGGAATATAAAAAGGAAACATCATAACATTTTCTGTTCTCCAATTTTTATTAAACCACTCTACTCCTTTTTTAAAAGTGTCAGGAGTTTCATGAGGTAATCCTGCAATTAAACTTACTTGCCCTTTATAATTTGAATTATCTTTAAAGTATTTTCTAGCTTCTAACAATCCAGGCAACAGTTTATCAGGATGCATGCCTTTACCTACAGCTTTTAATGTTGCAGGATTTGTTGATTCGATTCCATAGTGATGACCGGTGAATCCCATTTCTATCATAGTATCCCAGTCTTTTTTCCTAGATACAAGTAAGTCAGCTCTAGCGTACCCGTACATTCTAGGCTTAAAGTTCAATTTTTTTATAACATTCGCAAACTTTTCTAACTTCTCAGAGTAATCATTTACAGTCTCGTCTGCAATTACATATTTTGTGACTCCCCATTTATCGTAGTTTTCTTGTAGTTCTTTTCTTAAATTTTCTGCACCTCTTGAATGATCTTCTTTAACTCCTAGTACCGGAAAATTACAAAAAGAGCATTTAAATATACAACCGCGACCTAACTCTGTTACTAGAGTTTCATTAGGTAAAATAAAATCTCTATCCTGATAACTAATGTGTAAATCTTTCATAGGAAAGCTCGGATAGTCATGGTTCCCGTCAACAACTTTCCTACCATTTTTATCTAATTTATATTTCAAAGATGTATTACTAACAATATGTTTTAATAGAGCATCCATAGCCTTTTCGCCAAATCCTGTAACATACCAGTCTGCTTCTATCTTATGAATGTTAGAAATTTGTCCTCCTGCAATAATTTTTACATTAGGATAAGTTTTTCTAAACCAGTTGAAAAAACGTTGTAAAGTTCCTGACCATATTGGAAAAGTACCGCCAAACCCTAACCATACAGTTTTATCTGTAATTCTTGACCGTGAGAATTCAACAAGTTGTTCATAATTCCAACCCATAATAAAATCCAAGACTTCTATATCCCATCCTAACTCTCTGAGATATGTAGCTATTCTATGGGCTCCACCGGTTCTTTTATAGCTTGCCTTAAAAGATGCCTGTCCAGCAAAACCAGTAAGTATGATTCCGTGCATGTTTGTCAGTTTGATTTGTCCTTAAATATTTACCTGATAAGTATAAGCATAGGAGTATATATGATAACCCGAATCCCAGAACCTGCACTGATAGAAAATAAAAACGAAATAGACAGCTGGGCTATGATTAACAGAAATTTAGTTAATACAAGTTTCTCAGAATGGTTTAAATTCAGAAAAAACAAAGAAGGAATAATAGTAAATTTAGGTTGCGGAGTTGCTAATCTTGAAGTAACTCTACTTGACGTAATAGATGATTTACACTTTTTGTCTGTAGATGGTTCAAAAGGAATGATAGAAACTGCTAGACAAACAATTAAGAGCAACGGTATAGAAGATTATGTAACATTAAAAAATATTATGATAGAAGATGTAGGACATGTAGAAAACTGTAACACAGTTATAAGTCACGGTGTACTTCATCATTTTGAAGATCCTACTGTATTCTGGAATAGTGCAAGCAAAATTCCCGAAGCCGGAGGAATTATTATGGTAATGGATCTCTTGCGTCCTAATACCGAAGAAGAACTAGAGAACATAGTTGCCGAATGGGGTCAAGACAACGAAGAATACATTGACAGTTTACGAAGATCTCTATATGCCGCATTTACTGAACAAGAAGTAAGAGAACAACTTACAAATTTAGAAATGGAACACGAAGTCTTAACATTCGAAGGTGCAGATAGCGGCAATTTAATGATGATATCAGCAAAAGTAAAATGAATAAAAGTTATGTTTTAAAACCAACAAATTTTAATTTTGTTATAGATGCGCACTTTCCTAATGCAAAAAATAAAGTAGGTGTATTCTTATCTGGCGGATTAGAAAGCACGTTAGTAAGTTTGATTGCATTCGAAAAATACGGCAAGGAAAATGTAATTTGTTTTTATAGTGATAACATTTTTTCTAATAATAACGAAGACCTCAACAAATATATAGCTACTAATTTGTCAAGATCAGCAAAACTTTTAAACATACAACCTGAATATCTAGAGTTTGATTACGATTTTCATGTTACAGATCGTAAAGCATCTGTAGAAGCAAATATACAAAAAGTTAGAGAAAAATATAATGTTGATTTTACCCTTTGGGGGTTTACTAAATTATTCTTTGAAGTTGAACCTTTTAAACAAGACGGACTTACTGTAGATAAAGTTGTTGAAATGGCATTTGCAGACCCAAAACGTTTTAAACATACTATAGAAGAATTTCACTTAGATACTAGAGAGTACGACAAGTATCTTTTAGATATAGATATACCGGCAGATGTATATCCTTTACTAAGAGGTGAAAGTGATTTCATTTTAAGTCCATTTAAAGAATTAAATAAATGTGAAGTAATAGATTTTTATGATCAATTAGGATTTTTAGACAAAGCCTATGAAACTAGTTCCTGTATATTAGACAGTATAACAAAAAACGGAAAACACTGCGGCGAGTGTTTTAATTGTCAACAAAGATATGATGCATTTAGGATCTTGAACAAACCCGGAGTAACAGATAATACTCCTTACGATAAAGATGCTATTGTACATCGTAGAAAAAAATTAGAAGAGTTACGAAATGCAACATATTCATGATACAATAAGTTTATGCAATAAATGCTTTAAACATATACCTGGAAAAGTATATCAAGACGGCTCCCAAATAAAAATGGAGAAAGAATGTCCTGAACATGGTGTACAACATAGTTTAGTAGAAATAGATACTGATTTTTACTATTCTTTAGAACATCATAGAGACATAGAATCTTTTAATCAAATACTTTTTGAAGCTAGTGATAGATGTCAATTGAACTGCCCTCATTGCTATCATTTGCCTGATAACAAAATACAAGATAGGCCAATTGCTGATGTAATAGCGCAATTAGATAAATTTCCAAGAGAATCTGCACCGATGCTTGCCGGAGCAGAAGCAACACTTAGACCAGATTTCATAGAACTGTGTCAAGAAATAAACAAATTAAATTTTATGCGCCAGGAAGTTCTAAGCAATGGAATAAGATTTGCTGACCCTAAATTTACAAAAGGATGTTATGATGCAGGGTTAAAAACAATGTGCTTCGGTCTAAATCATCCTAGTTATCAAGGAGAAGCAGTACATGCGAAACAACTAAGGGCTTTAGATGTACTTATAGAACATGATTTTGATATAGGATATGTAGGATACACTATAGAAAACTTAGACCATTTAGAATTTATATTAGATGAAATAAAGAAAATTGATCATCCTAAAATTAATCATTTTAGAATAAGATGCGGAAGTTTTATAGGTAGAAGCAATGATAAACAAAGAAGTTTTCTTAGTAATCTTGTCAAAAAAATAAAAGAACTTACAAACAACGAAGTTTCTAGTTATAAATCAGACGACAACCCTTACCATGTTATGCTACAATGGAATGACAAACTTTTAAGACTAATACAATGGCCTGATGTAACTAATATAGACATGGAAGAATTAGCAACAGGTCCTTGGTGTCAGTTTTATGATGGACCGATTACAAATTTTGTGCATCAAGTAATTACTAGAGATGCATTTAAAAATATGAATATGCCTATGTTAGATACTGTACCGGAAAGATATCAGTACAGATCAATGATAGACTCAAAATTTGATTACTGGAAAGATAGTTGGAAAAATTAATGGATTTTATAACAAAGACAGATTGCACAGTTAATTTAGATAAAGTTAGAAATGAGTTAGACGAACTTCTAAAGATAAATCCATGGCCTGAACCTAGGTTTGATACTGGTGCACCAGGTGATCAAATTGGTATTACACATCGTAATGGAGCTGAAGACATATGGAATGACGCTATGGGGTCTTTATATGACCCTGAAACAAAAAAATTTTTAGCAGAAGAAAAAGACTTTTGCAACTATAATCCTTATTTGGGAGAATACACAAAACAAGCAATTAATATACTTGCAGAAAAAGAAGGTACTAGTTTTGGTCGAATACGTTTTATGAAAGCAAAATCTAAAAGAGGATTGAGCATACATAAAGATTTAGAACCAAGATACCATTTAGTTATAGAAACTAATCCAGGTGCGCTATTTGGCGAGTATCACGGCACCGAAGGAGTAGCCGCTAAATGCTATCATTTACCAGCAGATGGTCATTTTTATAAAGTTGATACTACTAGAGATCATTTTATATACAATGGAGGCTGGGAAGATAGAATACATTTAGTAATTTGTAAAGCATGAAATATGATGTTATTTTACTTTCTAGTGTCACGTCTAGATCACAGTTACAACGTTCACTAGGCGTTTATAACGTTGCACATGTTTTTAGACACGATCTAGGACTATCTACGCAAGTAATAGATTTTACAGATTGGTTTGAAATTGAAGAACTGTATCAAACTGTTAAAGATTTTATAGGTGACAATACACAATACATAGGCGTAAGTTCGACTTTTTACCAAACCGAACTGCCCGACAAAGATGCCTATTGGGAGAATTTTAAATTCGGGTTACCAAAAAATATTACATTTACTTTAGAAAAACTAAAAAAAGAATTTCCTAAAATTAAATTTATTCTCGGCGGAGCAAACAGTTATTTGCATCCTCAGTATCCTTTTTTTGATGCAGTTTTCCATGCATACAGCGAAACATCTTTAAAAGAATATGTAAAAAATACAAGAATATGGAAAACAGAAAATAATAAATCTGTTATAGAAGGCGATCAATTTCCAGTAGACATTGAAAAACTTACACATCATTGGGAAGACAATGATTTTATATTGCCTGGAGAGACACTGCCTATAGAAATAGGAAGAGGTTGTATCTTTAAGTGTAAATTTTGTAACTATCCTTTAACAGGCAAAAAGAAACTAGATTATATACGAGGTGCAAATTTAATTGCACAAGAGTTGCAAAATAATTATGATAGATACGGAGTAACCAATTACTTTTTTACAGATGATACATTTAATGATAGTACATATAAACTAGAAATACTTAAAGAAGCATTTGACCAACTAACTTTCCAGCCTCAGTTTACTTCATATATTAGACAAGATTTACTTTATGCCCATAGAGAACAAGTTGATCTATTAAAAGACCTAGGACTTAGAAGTGCATTTTTCGGCATAGAAAGTTTAAATCCTCAAACAGCAAAACTTGTTGGTAAAGGTATGGCGTCTGACAAAGTCAAAGATTGGTTGTTAGAACTAAAACATGATCATTTTAAAGATAAAATAAATTTTGTTTGTTCGATGATAATAGGCCTACCTGAAGAAAGTTTAGATAGTGTTAACGATAGTTTCAATTGGACATACGAAAATAAAATTAATACAATTTGGGCTCCGTTATTTTTAAGACCTACTGCAAGATATAAAAGTGAGTTTGACAAAAACTACGAAAAATACGGATATGAAATGATAGAGTCGGGGAAAAACATATGGCAAAACAAATTTACTAATTTTTTAGAAGCAGCCAAACTTGCACAAGATTATCAATACAAAGCATTAAGTATTAGTGAGATACATACTTGGGTCTTATTTTCTCTTGCTACACTAGGAATCAAAACTATTGACGAAGCAATGCATATGAAAATGTCTGAAGGCGCAAAATATAGACCATTAATGATGCAAAGAATAATAGAACTAATTTCTGATTATAAGAAAAGGTTACGTAGCCAATGAAATCTGCAGAAGTTATTTTTTTAACAGGTGTAATGACACCTTGGTTTGAACGAAGTATCGGTGCATACCAGATGTCTAATTTTATAAAATCTCATGGATATACAACCCAAGTAATTGATTACATACATCTTATTCCAAAAGAAACTATTTTAGAATTATTAAAACATTTTACAAGCAACGAAACAAAATTTTTAGGCATAAGCACTACCTTTTTAAGCGACCAAGTTCATGTAGCCGCAGAAAAGAAAAAATACGGAAAAACCTTACGCGACGATTTTATTTTTGTTCTTACAGAATATAAAAAATTGTACCCACATGTAAAAATTGTAGCCGGAGGAGCTAAAGCTAAGACATTAGAGGAATACAGTTTTGTTGATCATATAATCACAGGCTATGGCGAAATAGGCTTTTTAAAACTTATTCAAAACGAAAATACTAGTAAAATAATATCAGGAGATCTGTATCTCAAAGATTTTGATGCACAGCAGATTAATCATCTATTTTGCGATGATGATTTAATTTTTGAAAACGAAACACTTCCTTTAGAAATAAGTAGAGGCTGTATTTTTAGATGTAAATTTTGCGCCTATCCTTTAAATGGAAAAAAGAAACTAGATCATATTAGAGATGTAGAGCATATTAAAAAGGAACTTATTAACAATTACGAAAAATGGGGCGTAACAAACTATTTGATAAGCGATGATACATTTAATGATAGCAATGACAAACTAGAAATGCTTCATAAGATGATAACAAGTTTGCCTTTTAAAATATCGTTTGTATGTTATTTAAGAGTTGATTTATTGTATAGATACAGAGACACTCAACTTAAATTATTAGAAGAGATGGGATTGAAATCGTGCCACTTTGGGGTAGAAAGTTTTAATCCTGAAACAGCTAAATTTATAGGTAAAGGAATGAGTGAAGACAAGACTAAAGATTTTTTACTTTATCTTAAAGATAGATGGAAAAATAAGATTAGTTTTATGTGTACTTTTATTTTTGGCTTGCCTTATGAAAGTAAAGAAAGTTGTATAGATACCGGTAATTGGTGTTTAGACAACGATATTAACTTTTGGATAATGCCATTGTTTATAAATCCTAATAACGTATATAGAAGTGATATTGATATAAATTATAAATTGTACGGATATACTTTAGAATACATTGACGGCAATATTAAATGGCAAACAGAATACATGAATTTTGATGAAGCACTAAAAATGTCTAATACATATACAGATCAAGTTGTTAAATCATTAAAGATTTCTGCCTGGAATAAATTTGCTATAGCAAGTTTAGGTATACATACTATTGACGAACTGTATCATTTAGGATATCAAGAATTAGATAAACAACTTTATAGTAACACAATTAAAGATAGAGTAAGTCAATATACTAGGAAATTGTTATCATTATGAGTTATAAAATTGTAGAATTTTCAGATGATTTAGATTTAGATGACTTTTATGCAGAAGCAAAGCGTAGGGGTTTTGAAAATAATTCTAGCAAAAAAGCAATGATAGATTGCTTTAAAAACGAAAAAGAATGGAATGCATGGATACTTTACGAAAATGATAGAGCTATAGGTAGCGTAGCCGCACACAGTTTTGACGATGTTATGGGTCCAGGAAGCTACAGAATACTAACTAGAGTATGCACGTTTGGCGAAGCAAGACCTAAACACGGACTTATTACTGCAAAAAAATTAGTAGCAGAACACCAAAATCTAACAGACCAATTTTTACTGCCTAAATGCATTGAATGGGCCGGCAAGAAAAATTTATATGTAACAAGTAATCAAAGTAAAGTAGCAAGTCAACGATTGGTTCATAGTATATATTTTCCCACCCTAGCTAAAATTGGAATAGCAAAGAAAATTAAAGATATTCATTATAGAAGCACTGATCAAACTGTATGGCAAATAGACGCTGATGCATTCTTAAAAAATCTAGCAAAATATGAAAGATGGAAATAAAATATGCGTACATTAAAAATGTATGGCTCAAATGATAACGCATCGTATAACGTTTATATTAATAACGTTTTATCGCAATCATATAATTCTGACCTAATATATAAATTTGATACAGAAACTTCGCTACACGATAGTTATAAAATCAAAATTTCTGTTACATCCGGAAGTTTAATTTTAAAAAAATGTTTAGTAGACTACCCTGCTAGGATTAATAACAAAGATACTAAAATTACATTTGAACAGCCTATAAAAAATCCTCTTTATGTTTGGACAGGAAAAGATCTGATAGTACAACCGTTTGATATTAAAATAACAGCAGGATCTACAATAGAATTTGAGCAACTAATGTTTAACGGTCCTACCTATTTTGTTGTAAAATTACTAAAAGAAGTAGACTACACTGAAAGTCTTTATGTAGGTAATCTCGTAACAAAGAGTTTTATTCCAGAAGTACTAAACATTACTCCTATATACGAATATACAAAGCAATATAACGATATATGGGATAAAAATCAGCTTAAAATGCTAGAGAAACAGGTTACAAAGAGGCTATTGCAAACATAAGACTAATGCATAAAGTTTGAATAGAGATAAATATAATAAAGCATTGTTACCAGGAGTTATTAGATGGCTTTACAAATTAGAAGAGGAACTGATGCCGAAAGGCAGACAATTACGCCTAAAGTAGGCGAACCTATATTTACAACAGATCAAAAAGAGTTCTATATCGGTGATGGAACTACACAAGGCGGTATCCAAATTTCAGGAACACTTGTTAATGAAGAAACCCCGCAATTAGGAGCAAACTTAGATCTTAACAATAACGACATTACTGGCACAGGTAACATTAACATAGACGGTACAATCACTGCAACTGGTAACATTAATTTAGGTGATGCGGCTGATGACAATGTTATTGTCGGAGGTCAAATTGGCAGTTCTTTAATTCCTGGAACTACTAGCACACATGACTTAGGTGCAGAACTAAGTACATGGCGTAATATATATGCTGACACAATCATAGCTAATACGTTTGAAGGAAAATTCGACGGCGAAGTTACTGGAAGTGTTTTTGCAGATGATAGTAGTCTACTTGTAGACGGTATTGAACAAAAATTCTTTGGTTCAGTTAGAGGAAACATAGAAGATACAACTGGTACTGTAATTTATGACATAAACACTAAAAATATTACAGTAAACACCGTAACTATGGAGAATGGCGGTAGTATATTAGGTGATAGATTAGTAGTAGGTACTACTGACCAAGTCACTTATACACAAGCAGATCCTAGTGCAGTAACAGCATGGATTACTTACGGACAGTATCACGATAGTGCAGATGCACATAACATTGCATTTACTAGAACTAGAGGTAGTTTATTTGCTCCAACTGCTTTACAAGACGGTGATAAAATTATTGACTGGGCTCTTGCACCTTATGACGGATCATCTTACCTTAACGGCGGCGGTTGGTCTGCTTTAGTAGGATATGATGGTTCTAATTATACTACTAAATGGCAAATTGCTGTTAGAAATACATCAGGAAATTCTCCTGCTATTTTAGAAGTTGAAGAAGATGGTACACATACAGACGCAATAGGGTCAATTAATAACGAAAGTGTAGAATTTTTACAAGCACCGCAAGTACCTGTTTATGCAGATGCAACTGCAAGGGATACCGCTATTACAACACCAGCAACTGGTATGATTTGTGTTACAGGAACTACATTCCAAGGATATGACGGAACAGCTTGGCAAGCACTAAGCTAATTTACGCTTAGGTATTTTACTATCAGCACTTGACACACAACTTTCAGTAATACAAGGCTTAGGCTTATCAAATAGTTTAAAACCTGTTTCTATATTCCCGAGCGGTACATCATGACAAGAATATGAACGTTTGACGCTTCCGTCAGGCTCTCGTATAATAATTCCTTGATATCCTGCGGCACAATGCCATCCTTTAAACTTGTTAAAGTTGAATGCATTAAATCTTTCAGCTTGATCCATATAATACTTCTTGCCATCTTTGTCTCTTAATTCTACTTGCATATGCCAAGGAACACTTGAATCGTTGTTTTCTCCTATGCTGTAATTAGGCATAGCAAAATTTGGCTTAGGTCTACCTTCCCACTTACGCTTTATTTCGGTGTATGCTCTTTGGGGCATTCCGTTGTAGAGCTTTTTGAGTTGGTCTTCTGTGTATCCGTCAACCACTCTTGAGGCGGTTGGATCGGACTGAGGCTTGAGAGTGACATTAATACCTCTGGCATGGAAATATAAGGCGTTGTCCCAGTCTCGTTCAAAGTTTTCTGGAACCATGACCATATTGATCGTAACTTGTACATCATGTTCTTGACATAGGATGAGTTTATTTGCAAACTCTTCCATCCTTTCAGTTGTATTTACATGTTCTGTGTGTAAACTAGCTGTAATAGAGGCTCTATGAAATGGCTTTGCACGTTCTACATAATCTTCAAACCATTTCATAGAGCGCGAACAGTTTGATGTCATGTGTATACTTGTGTAATTTGTGTTTTCTACATCATCTGCTAAATGCTTTAGTATATCGAGGTATCCAGGATGGAAAGTAGGTTCTCCTCCTGACAAGGAGAAGTGAAAAGAATTGAAGCCGTTGAGTCTGGCTTGACGTTTAATTTCATCCACTGTAAGCAAGCAGAGCTCGGTAGGACGATGGTCTTTACGGTCGCTTCTTGCGTAAGGCCAGCAGTAGGAGCATCTGTAATTGCAGAATCTACCAAGTAGCCATGATACTGTAAATATATCACGATAAAGCAAAGTACGTTGACCAACACCGACAATATCGTTAAATGGGATCTTAGTGAAATCATAATTACTCCATTTTAAATCTTCAGTCATAATTTAGTATACTACCTTTAATTAAATATGTCAACTAACTTTGCAACCAATCTACTATGTTGCTATGTAAATAATCTTTGTAATTTTGTTGCCTTGATTTATCAAACAATCCTACTTCTAATAACGCTTTAGCCTTATCGCATTTATTACGTAATACGGCATCATCTATTAAGTTAACTAACTTTTCTGTGTCTTGATTCAATTTAAGTATATCTGTAAGAGCATCTTCTAAAATATCTACAGGCAAATGCTTTAATGCAACACCTCTATCAAAAGGATAAACTTCAGCCCAATGTACAATAGCTTCACAAGGTAAACTATGACACCATTCTATAAAATCAGGAATATTGTAAATATTGTATAGCATAGGAATAAAACTTATATGTATATGTCTAGGCTTACAAGCGTCTATATATTTGCGTAAACTGCTATCAAGTTGCTTCCATGACATAGGATGTCTTATATATTCGTATACTTTTCCATGTCCGTCTATGCTAAAATTTAAATTAGTTTTAAACTCTTTCAGCATAGAACAAATTTCGTCGTCAAACAGTGTCCCGTTTGTATGAAATTCTAATTGTATATTTTTACTGTTACCTTCATCAATTGCTTTTTGTAAAAATTTAATTACATGAGGATTGTAAAAAGGCTCACCGCCTGCAAGTTTTAGGATGCTAAATTTGTCAGTGTTATTATGAATCCAATGCCATTGCTTTACATTGTCCATTTTCCAACTATGCGGAGACACTGCCCATCTACCATCTACTGCCTTGTCTATAGACGGAATAAGTCCTTCTTTTTTAAAAAAATTTGTATCTTTTTTTAGTTGACTAGATGCAGACGGATCGCACATTCTACATCTAAGGTTACACGAATTATTTACATGTGTATCAATAATTTCTAGTTTAGGATTGTCAGCAAGTTTTTGTGCTTCGTCGTCATCTACTTGGGCGTCTTGACGGAAACTCTTTACACCTCTATCTTCCATCTCCCAACATACTTTACATGCACTATCTCTTATACCATTTTTTAAATTTTGTCTTAGTTTTTCCATTCTAGGATGGTTAAACATTTCTAATGGCGTTAACTGGCTTACATCTCCTTCAATTTGTAGCACATTACTATCTTGATGTACATCGTTACCCATCATACAACAAGGCCAAAAAGTTCTCAATGAACCGTCGGCTTCAAAAGTTTTAGGCGCAACTTGAGAAAATGGATGAACGCAAAAAGTAGACTTATCAATTGACATGTATATCTTCCTCTATCAAGTGATATAATTCTTTATTCAGTGTTGACCAGTGTTCATTTCTTAGTTGATTTAATTTCGTATCCATGTGTAAAAACTTTTTAAAATCACCAGATTGTTTAAGTTCGTCTACAATAAGTTTGTATATAGGTTCATCCTTAAACTTGTATTTTTCAATGTAAATGTTTTTTACATGATCAGGTAGATGTCTTGGCATCATCCAATCAGGTCCGTCTGCCATTACATATTTTTGATTTATATCTAAAGATTTACAAAAGTCCATTAGTTCATGCACTTTATTAATGTTGTATATACTAGCAACGCTATGTACACTAGGATTAGCACCTTGCTCTTTAAACCAAAGTATATTAGATTTTACTTCGTCCCATTTACTGCCTTTACGCAAAAAATCATTTAATGGACCATAGCTATCAACACTTAATTTTACACTTAGTTTACCTACTTCTTTAAGTAGTTCTAATAGCTCGCCTTGCGGCCTGATTGTAGTATTAGTAATTAATAGTAATGTTAGATTAGGTCTATCGCATTTTTTAAGTAAATCAATAAGTTTTTGCTCTTCCATTAAAGGTTCGCCACCTAGTAATTTTATAAATCTTAATTCGCTAAGATCATATTCGTCAAGAATTGTGTTTTCTGCAATTATACCACTGTGTTTTATACCTAATTTCTTAGCATCACTATACCAACTAGTACTAAGTTCAGGGCCGCACATTCTACACTTGTTATTACAAACATTACTAAATGTTAGATCTATGTTTGTTAGTTTAGGCACCTTGCCTCGGCCTTCTTCAGGAAATCCAAAATTTTGTACTTTGTTCATATCTAGCCGCATACTATGGCCGCTAGTTTTTTCATCTGCATAGCATCTGCTACAACCTTCTATGTATTCATCATTAAGCATTTTTTGCCTAATTTCTTTAAGAAAAGGATGATTAAAAGGATCTTTATGCTTTACAGTCAAATCATCAGGTGTTTCTTCCCATCTAAAATAACAGCAAGGAAATACTCTACCATCTGGTCTAGTTGCAATATGATGGAATGGAAGATCGCAACTATGTTTGCGTTTAGTCATTCAAAAATCCCGATACTTGCATAGTATACTTAGGTGAAAGTCCTGCATTAGCACTTAAATGCAAATGATCGCTATCCCAAATAAAACCATCTCCTGCCTTCCAATGAGTGCTTGTCTGCCATTCCTTATTATGATCTTCATAATTAATAAAATGTCCAGGCTTCCAATCCTCTAAGTATATATTTGCACGTACTTTTTTTCTTGTATCGTTAGGATACTTTTTGTTTATTTGGAAAAAAGTATCTCTATGCAATGTAATTACATTTCCAGGAGGTTGTAAAATTGTGCTAAGAGTAACTACTTCTATGCCAAGTTGTTCTCCTATTAATTTGTAATCAACATCGCCGTCGTCCCACCATAGTTGTTGTATTCTAGTATTATCTTCGTGATAGCTTTCTGGAAAACCTTTGCCATATTTTTCGTGAAGATCTTCTTGTTCACGTTTTTGATAACTTATACAACTGCCATAATGCTGAGAATAATCAGCACTTAAAAATTTATCCAAGTTATAATTAAAATTTATATGTTCTATCATGGTTATTCCTTTACTAACGGTGCAAGTACTTCGGTCCTAAAATGTCCTTTAGCAACGTCTATATAATTTTCTTTATATTTACTTTTAGGCGCACACAACCCGCAACCGCAGGTATGTTTAGGACACGTAATTGTCGGCATAGTACCACTTTTTAATTTTTCTTTTAATTCAGCAATAATTTTTTTGCCTTCACTTATTTTTCCTATTGCACCTCTTGTTCCGTCAAATCGTGCTTGACAAGTTTGATGATGGAACACACTATCAGTTTGCTGTTCTAAATGTAGGAAAAACCAATTAACACTACAACTCCAACCTTTAAATTCTCTAAGATCTACAAATGTGCTTTTGCGACTTTCACCATTGTTACTAAGACACATTGTCCTACTACCGCAACAAGGTCTTCCTATTGTCATTCCTAGTTTTTTCTTTTCTGTAGTTTTTTCGCCAGCGGCACTTAACACTGCTGTTTCTTCTTGATCTTTTTGTTTTTTGTTTAATCTAGCATTTCTATATTCCCAATAATTTTTCATATAGTCTAACTGCTCTTCAGTGTATGTATGAGCAAAGTTACTTCTGCTATCTGGCTCTTCTCCAATTATACGAGGTACATATTTTACTTCATGTTCGTCTAAAAACTCACACAAATCTTTGCACTCGTCAAAGTATGCCGCATGGAACATTACATTAACACTGACAGTAAAATTATTTGCAGGACCTTCAGTATGAAATTGTAGTATTCTATCTCTGACCTGTTGTTTTAGTTTGTTGTCACTTTCTGCATGATAGCTCACTGTAGCATGGCCAAAATTTTGCATAACTGCATCTGCCATTTTTTTACTCATTGCGCCATTAGTAGTGAGGGCAAACCCGCACTGCCATTTGTCTGCATATTTTTCGTCATACTGACTTTTCAAATATTGAGCAAACGGAATAAAATTGGGATTAACTGTAGGTTCTCCGCCGGTAAATCCTATATTTGCCTCTTTAAAAAGTCTATGTTGCATATAAGTGTCTATATATTCAAACAAGAAATCGGTATTATTTTTAAGTTCTTCTAAACTAGCGTGTTTACTAAAATTATCATGCCTATGTGCTGGACAGTAACTACAGTCATAATTACAACGTCTGCCTGTATCCCATGTAACTTGAAAAACTTTGCCTGTTAGTAAGTCTATTGTATCAAAACTCATTTAAATATTCCTTGAATGCAGGTTCTACTTCTGTTAAATTTTCGCCGCGTATAGCGTCTAAACGCTTCGTGTAGCGTTGGAATTCTTCCCAATGGGTGTTGTAGTAACTGTCACTATTCATATACGTACACACACCGTTTGCAATGTCTTGTGCCTGCTTAACTACATGCTCATTAAAATTTTTATCCTTGGTCCATTGCACAAATTCTTCAAATCTTTTGGTTAATTTTTCTTTTGCTTCATCTGGCAACACTCTAATATTTAAGTGTTGAGGATGATGAGCAACATGATGTGTGACTATCGGACGCCTGGTTGTGCTATTAATTTTATTAAAGTTGCTCTCTGTAAGTTTCCATTTCATAAAGTCAATCATATGATTAACATTATATGCTGTAACTGTAAATGCTAACCAACCAATTATATTGCTGGGCATGTTATCTAGTGTAAGTAAGTTTTTATACAACTTGTCCCATTTAGCAGGATGTCTCTGATATTCTATAACTTTGCCGTATCCGTCTATACTTGCTCCTACTCTAACCTGTTTAAAATTTTCCCATAGTTTTGCAACTCTAGGAGGTAGTGTACTCATATTAGTATTATATTCAATAATAATGTCTTTTGCAGAATCTTGATCAATACAACGTTGCAAAAAATCATAGTGTCGATCAATCAACATAGGCTCTCCGCCTGCAAAATATATGTGTCTAATATTGTTAATATGTTTTTCTAAATATTCCCAAAAAGGTTCGTGATTAGGCCAATCATATTCACTAGCACAAAGTTTACCGTTTATTTGTTTTATTTCAATATCGCCACTTGTTTCTTTAAAAAAATTAGAACCAGTAAGTTTTATCCAATCATCATACCAAGCATTTGAATCAGTAGGTCCACACATACGACATTTTAAATTACAAAAATTGCCAAATCTAAGATCATAATATTTTACAGGAGTAGACGTTACATCTATAGTACCATCATCTTCTGTATCTTTTATTGCATCTTCTAATGTGTAATTCCATTGCTCTTGTTCATATTGCCGTCTACTGTTTAAGCCTGAAGTTTCTTCAGCTAAACAACGACCGCATTCTTTGTTCCATTTACCTTGAAGCATATTCAAACGCATTTCTTTCATTAGATCTGCATTACGAGCTTCGTCTAAGTCGTCGGATCCTGCATTGTATGCTGTGCCGTCTGCTTTGCGTATTACACCTCTATTTTTTGTTACGTTGGCTTGACAGCAAACACGTAGATCTCCGTTTGCTCTAGCGGCTTGAAATATCCAAGGTATAGGACAAAATGTATTAGCCACGATCAATTTCCCTAATAGTTTCTTGCAGTCTATCTTCGGCCCATTGCCTTTCTTCACACCACCAACACTGTTTGCACAAAGGAATGTCCATTCCATCTTTATAATCTTTGAAATGGCCACATGCTCTTTTTATAATTTCGTGTTGCTCTATATCGCCTTCACAACTACGAGTAATGTAGTACAACTCGTCTATACCGTAGATAAAATATTGTGCTACTATCCAATCTTTTTTAACAAATCGAAAAGGATGGGCAAGATATGCATCTTCTTTTTTACCGTATCTCCATACATCTTCAAGTACTCCGTCCTCTGCGTCTTTATCTCTATTTGTCATTCTATCAGCACGGTTTGCATCTGGATTTTTGCTAGTAGCATTATAAACTGCATTTAAATTATTTTGCCAGGCAGCGAATCTATTAAAACTTCCTACAATAATCTGATCTCCGCTTCTGCCATTTACAATAGGTCCTATAGCACCGTGTTCTAATTCAGGCGGAATATAATTTGTAATTCTGTCAGTTATAATTTTAGGAAATCTGCTTTTTAACCAATTGTATACTTGTATGCTTACATAACCTTGCCAAGGTCTTGTTTCCCAACACCGTTGATATGTTATTGCAGTCACAGTACAATCTAATTTATGTTTTTCAATAATAGAACAAATAAAGAAAGTTAACAACGCACTATCGGCACCTCCACTTAAATTAACACCAACTTTTTTCCATGAAGGATCAAAAACAATTTTTAAATTACTAAAAGTTTCTACTATTTTATCTTGTGTAATTGTTTCATATAATTTGTTATTAATTTCAAACATTGAGATTCCTTATAATATTATTGCCGGTAAATTTATAATTAACCATATGATCGTTAAAATTTTGTTTCCAAATTTCATCAGTTTTTCTAATGTATACCATAAATGCTTCCCATTCACTTTCAGAAACATTATTGTTTAACACATAATGTTCTAAAAAGTCTAAACCTTTTAATGCAGTTTCTATATCAGAAAAACTTGCTCCTTGTGTATTAGGTCTATAAGATGCTCTATTCTTATAGTTGTCTAAATTATCTAAACGTTTTTGCCTTTCATTAAGAATTGCTTCTCTTGTTTCTGCAAAGTCTTCTATTACATAATGTTTAAATTTTAAATTCATTAACGCCGGATTCATATATTTAGGTGTATACACAATAGAACTATCTATAAAGTTTACATCTAATTCCATAAACGATTCGAAAACATTTTTAATATCCATTATCTGGTATGCACTTGTAGTACAAACAATATTAAGTTCTGTTTCTTTATCTATACGTCTAAATATGTCGATATTTCTTTTTAATGTTTGCCAGTTGCCTGTTCTAAAATATCCATAAATATTTTTTCCTGCATCAACACTAACATGTATAATTGTCCTATTAAATGGTTTAAGTAATTTACTAAGTAATACAGGATCAAATCTAGCATTAAAATTTGAATGGAAGGAAATTTTTATATTGGCCGCATTAGGATGAGCCGCTAATAATTTTAAACAAGGAAAAAATTGCTTTTGATATAAAACTTCACCTCCGGAAAAATCTACCTTCATTATATTAGGAAAATTATTTTGCAGATCATTAATAATTTCTTCCATTTGTGAAATATCAATAGATATAGATAGATCTACATCTTGATCTGTTTTATGAAATTCTCTAGTTAGTTGTATAAGTTTATGTTTTCTATCTTCTTCATCTGAAGTATATCTTTTTAATTTGCTCATCCATCCTGACGAATAGACGTCTGAACAATGTAGGCAAGACATATTACAACTATTACTGAACCTAAGTTCTATATGTTTTACAGATGCAAAATCTATTTCACCAGTTTGTTCATTATAAAGATCTAAATCAACCACTTCATCAAGCATATAATCAAAGTCTTGCCGCATACTATGGCTACCAATTGCTTCGGCATCTTTACACAAATGACACCCTGGACTCCAAGTACCAGACATCATTTCCTTACGATGCTTACGAAACCCTTCACTATTAATTACATCAGAAGGCTTTAAAGTAGTATTTGTAATATCACATAACCTGTCAGATTGCTGAGGACAACTAGTTACAAAACCATTTTTGTAATTTATTCCTCCTAATGTATAGGGACAAATAATTTTTTCAGCCATTAAAGATATCCTTCATTTCAGGAAAAGTTTCAGCAAAACTATTGCTTCTTTGAGTGTCACATCGTTTCAAAAATTCTTGCATCTCTGGTAAACGTACACTCCAATCTTCGCTTTCCATAAATTTTAGCATGCCTTCTAATCTTTTTATACCATAACCAGCGTCCATAAATTTTTCTTTTGTAACTTTTCCTTTATGCCAACTAGGAATTCCTAATTCCCAATTTTCTTCCCACCAAGGATAAAACTCTTCGTACTTGCGACGGCATTCTTCTTTAAACCATTTAGGTAATACTTTAACATTTAAATGAGGAGGATGATAAACAAAATGATAGTTAATTCCTCCTGCTCCAAATGGCCACATATTAATTTTTCTAAATCCTTGTTGCAATTTCCATTTAATAAAATCTGGTATGTAATAAATGTTTAGTGCTTGTACAGCACACGCAACTGTGACTTCTGTATTATCAGGAGTTTCTTTATCAAGTATATGAAACACTTCTTCTGTACGTTCCCATTTACTAGGGTAACGAATATAACTATTCATTTCGTGTATGCTGTCTACACTATAATGGAAACGTACTAATTTAAATTCTTTCCATAGATCAAACAAATCTTCACGCCATTCGACTCCATTACTATTATAACGCAGTTCTAGATCTTTTGCAATACCCTGACGTATTGCTTCTTCAAGTATTTCGTAGTGTTCTTCAATAATAAGACTTTCGCCGCCTGCAAAATATATTTGTTGCATGTTAGGCATTTGTTCATAAAACTGTTTCCAAAACGTAGGATTTTGTTTGTGCCAATTGTAACTACTACCGTTATAGCTTCCTTTGTCTTTCCATTGCATGGTTTCTTTTAGACTAGCATTTTCAACAGCAGGAAATATTGCTTTCCAATCTTTGATCCAACCTGAACTATCATGCGGGCTACACATTACACACGCAAGTTGGCACTTGGTACCAAAACGCAAATCAATATATGCAAGTTGCGGAGGAACGCTGCCATCTTCAGCTGTGCTTGCAATTAGGTTATCTACATCAACACGCTCGCTCCAATAAGCGGTCTCCCACATACGCTTACTATTATGTCCTGCCGCTTCTTCTTTGTAACATTTCATGCAACTGGGAGGCATTTCTCCATTGAGCATTTGTAGTCTTACATTTTTCATGTAAGTACTATTCCAGGCTGTTTCAAAATCGCTTACATTAAGATTATTAGGTTTGCCGTCATCAGTTTTTAATATTCCTACTTGTCCGCCATGTTTTTTATCATTAGTAGGTCCTACACTGCTTGCATTAGCAGTGCAACAAACACGCATACTTCCGTCTGGTCTAGTTGATAGATGAACCCAAGGTAAAATACACCAAGTGTCGGATACTTTTTTAGTCATACTTATACTTACCTAATTAACTACGTAGTTTATTTCGTTATGATATGCTTTGTTTTTTGCACAAGTTTTTATGCATCTAGGCAAATGCATACCGTGATATGGATGCCAACTTGCTTTTAGTAATTTTTGATACCACGGATGCTTCATAACTTCTTGTATAGAATGAACTTTCAAACTATTCCAGTTAGGATCGAAGTTAGAAAGTTTGTCTAATATACCTTCTTTATTTTTAAAAGCACTATCCCAGAGAAAACAACAAGGCCACATAGTTAAATCGCTGGCAATAAATATTTCTCCTTCGTGAATGTACTTACAAACAATACTATCAGTAATTTCTTTTATCTTAGATTCATCTACTTTAGTGTTTTGATATTCTTCAATAAACTTGTCTAATTCTTTTACTGTTTTTACTTTGCTGTGTTCTTTTTCGCCGGTTGTTGTAATAGTTTTCTTTTCTTCTACAATTTTTTTATTTTGTTTTCTTTTTAATGTAGCTACCCAATCGTCATAACTATTACGCATACCTGTTCTAGTAGCAAATTTAAAACCTAATTCTTTGGCATGCTGTTTTGCAATTTCTAATTCGTGTTCATTATGATCAAAAACAATGTATATCCAAGACGCATTTTCTTTTGGTGCAACAGACGAAAATGCTTGCATGTTTCTTTCAATAACATCAAATTTAGTGTTAACTCTGTAAATATGATTAGTTTCTTTATGTCCGTCTACACAAAAATGTATATGCAATCTGCCAGGATAATCATTTGCTATTGCACCTAAACTTTTCCACCATTGTGCAGTTTGATAGCCACCGTTTGTACTAAGTTCGCAATACGCTCCGTTGGTCACTAGATAATCCACCATCTTGACGCATTCTACATTAAGAGCCGGATCACCTAAAACTCCGCAAAATTTAAATTCTTTGCCACGTATGTCTGCTTCAGTAGGAAACAATCTTACAATATCATGAAAGTTAAAACTATTAATTTTTAACCTATCACTATTAAGTGTTCTAGCACATCCTGGACACGCCGCATTGCAGTTACTTGTAATTTCTAATTCAATTTTGTTTATCATTTAAATTGTTCCGCATATGGATCAAACTCAGTTCCGCACTTCATTGCACAGACACCTAACTTTCCATTTTGTATTCCTTGTATAGACCAACTGTCTTGTATTCCTTTCAGTAAAGTTCCTTGCATTACTTGTTCAAGATCATTGTTTATAATATCTATACCTTCCTTTCCGCCTGCTGAGTCAATATGATCCCAAATCTGTTCTACCCTTGGATCAGGATGCCACCATTTATACATACGTCCGGCAGTCCAACAACAAGGCATTAACAAGCCTTCGGCTGTTACAAATATACTACCTTGTTCAGCAACTTTACATTTTACAGAACAGGTATCATAGTATTTTTGCATACTGCCGTATGTGTTAGTTATTTCTTCTTCTTTAAGCAAAGCTAAATTAATATTTTTTGTATCTTTAGGTTTTGCTAAATTTTGTGTTTGTTCTCCCTTTCTGTTCACTGCTTGGTGCGTTTCTTTTCCAGAAAGTTGCGAAGTGCTGTAAAATCTGCCTGTCTTTTTTCTTACAAATTTTTCAAAACCCATACTGTTCGCTATTTCTTCTGCACGATCAACTTGATGTTCGTTATGTTCAAAAACTATAAAATCCCAGCGAGCTCTACCGCCGGCGGCAATAAATGCCTTAGCACTTCGTTCTACATTATCCCAAACAACATTCTGCCTGTATAGGTGATTAGTATCCCTAAGGCCATCCACGCTAAAAATAACAGCACCCATTCTACCAAAAACTTGGGCAAGTTCAGTCCACCATGCTTCATCTTTTGCTCCTGCATTTGTATTCATACTCAACCACATTTTAGGGTTATGTTCTCTAAAATATTTGAAAACTTCTAGTGTATCTTTAGCAACAATAGGATCGCCTAAGTTGCCACACATATACATTGTGTTAAGTTGTTTAATAAAGTCTGGTTTAAAAATACGTTTACAATCTTCAAGACTTAACTCTGCATTTGTTATGTGAGGATTATCTGTGCCGCCATTACAATTTCTATCACACATAGGGCAGGCCGCTTGACAACGTTGTGTAATTTCTAAATGTACTTCTTTAATGTTTTCGTATCTATACATCGTGTACTAACTTTACATCTTTTCCTGGGCCAACTTTACTAGGCAAATCACCATATTGAGCAACATACCAGAGAATTACTGCTTTGTACCAGTTATGACTATTATGATGTGCTTCTTTGTTAAATTGTGTAATATTATTACTTGTTGCTTGCATGGTGCTTAATGCCCTTGCACTTTCTAATTGAAGTTCTCTGACTGTAAATTTATCTAATTCCAATTTTCATAAACCTCTTATATTTTTCTAAGTCTAACACACCTTCAAACAAAACTTGCTTCATCGGTGTTTCATCCGAAAACTCTTTAAGACTAGATTTACAATTAATATGTTCTTCGATATCAAAGTAATTATTTGTCTGCAATACAACTAAGGTGCCACTTTGTAATTTTTCATACCAATCACTAAAATTAGGTATATGTTCACAACTTGTGTTAATAACTGTAGTAGGACTATCAGACATATTAGATAGTTGTCCTTCTTTGTTTATTGTTTGATAGTTATAATTTTTATAATCTATATCAAATATATTTTTTGTTGTTGCTTTAAATTTCCAATCTTGTACTAACCAACTTTTATTAAAGACTTCTGCTATGTCGGCACAACTAGGATCTATGTCAAAACTTCTAATTTTTGATATATGTAAATTACTTTCAAACAACATAGTTGCTAGTGTACCGTACCAACCAGCACATAAAAATACTGTGCCTAGTGATCTATTAATTTTTTGAAGTTCGTCTACTAACCATATTTTACTTTTAAGTTGTCCTCTACTAAAACAATCATTATCTATCTCTATACTATCTGCTAAAATTCTTTTAAAGGCTTGAGTAAAGTCAGTTTGAACAAATCTGTCAAATATATCAAACAGTTTCCAAATGTTATCTTCAAGTACAAGTTTACGAACATCTTCGTCGTATATAAATCTAAATATGCTGTAAAGATTTTCGCCTATTACAGCCTTTCTTAATTCTACATTATCAACAAGTCTAAAAATACTGTGTAAATTATTTTCTAATATTGCTTTACGTAAATCATCAGCTTCGCCTTTTACTGTAACATCTCCAATAACACGAAACAAACTGTGTAGATTTTTTTCTACAACTGCTTTACGTAGTTCTTCATTTGCATTAGTGACACGAAATATACTATTAAGGTCTTTATCTATATAGGCACGCCTTAGATTTGATATATTTGTGTCGTTTGGATACAGCAACTCATATCTATCTAGCAGTTCATGAATTTCTAGCATTAAATTGTTCCTTCAACCAATCAAAGTTGTTAATTTTTTTGAGAGCTTCAATATCACCTCTGTTACTTTCACCGTATTTTCTGCCGGCTCTTGCACCGTCAGTTACATAATTACCAAATGGCTCGTCCTTGCCTTTATCACTACACCATATATTTAGACGTAATTCCGTTTCGACATCCTTTTGTCTATCTATAACTTTGCTTGATAATTTGCAACATTCTCTAAAGCCACTTTTCCAAGCACTAAACGGGTCTGTATTAAACTCGGTACTATTAGAAACTTCTTTTACCGCTTTAAAATGTCTACTTATACTTGTAGTCATATCCGGTTTAGATGTATCCATTTCTATTGTTGCTATCCTTGGAAATAATTTTACTCCGCCGTAGCCATATTCTAAACCTTTTACTTTGTTTTCACATCGCCAAACATGAACGTGATCTTTTTCCTTAGCTGGCACCACATAATCAAAATTAAAATCATCATTTATAACTGCGTCTCCATCTACAATCCATATCATATCTGTACTACACTGTTTTGCCGCTTCAATATGTGCTTGATGGATTCCTTTTATCCCATGAACACGTTTTGCACGAGGAAATCTTTTAATTAAATTTTCATAGTTTTTGTCTGCGTTAACTTCATTGTAACTGATAAACACAATATCGTATTCTTCATTAGAAATACTTGAACTATTAGATATATTTTTGTAGCTAGATCGCTCTTGATTAATGTAAACAGTTTTAAAGAACTTGCTTTGATCTTCATCTAATGGTTCAACAGCTATAGGCAAATCTAATTCTTCTTTTAATTGAAATCCAAGATCTTCTATTGGACTATCTACGAATGAAAAGTCCTTATTATTCCAATATTCATTCAGCCATTTAAAATCACGCACATTTACAAAGTTCCAATCTGTACACATAGTTTTGTACAAACCTTCTCTTGCACCATATATTGCCCATTTACCGTTTTCTACGTCTGCACCTACCATTAACCATACATAAAGTCTGTGCAAGTTTTTCCAATGTAAACCTTTTAGTCTTTCTTTAGAAACTTTTTGTCCTTCATTTAGTGCCATTTTAACACCTTCGCGGAATCCTGCTCTCCAGGCTTGTTGAGGTGTAGCATTATTCATAATAGTACTATATGTTCCAGGCAAATGATAATAATTTATATCCCAACAAAAGTCTACCTGTGCTTGTAGGTTATCAGGGGCGGCGTTTTCATGTGTTTTCATGTTTAGTATTATACTTTTAGGCCAACACTTTATTCCGCCGTTGCCATAAACTAATCCGTTGATGTTATTTTTTGCAGTAAAACTTATAACGGTTTTGTAAGGATTAAAATCATTGCCTAATACAAATTCTTGATTAATAAAATCTTGATTTACTATATTGTCGCCGTCTACAATAATTAATCTATCAGTTTCACTAATATTTGCACATGCTTTATGCGCCGCATCACTACCTTCAACACCATGAACACGTTTTGCCCAAGGAATTTTTTTGCATAAATCTGCATAATTCTTTTCTGCGTTTGGCTCGTCATACGACAAGTATATTACATCATAGTCTGGTACTCTAAGTTTCATTTTTTACTCTAAATCCGTAGTCTTTAAAACGCTTAGGCGTATAGATACTTAACTTTGTAAGATTGCACTCGTCGTCAGTTGTGAACGGAATCTCAATTACACCAGTTTCACATAGTTCTTCTATGTCTACACGTAGTAATCTATACAATATGTTTAGATCACCATGTTTAGTAACACTAAAATTTAATGTTTCACCTACAAACATGCCTTTCATGTTAGTACACAATTCATCTGAAAGAATAATTCGCCAAACTTTAGTTGTATTATCCTTTTCTATAGTGCAATCTTTGTTACTATACGAATAAGGAATGCTATGATGGAAATCATTAATATCAAATGTAGTTTTATTAATAGAATCTGTTTCTTTTAACTCAAATTTTTTCGTTTCAGGATTATAAATTACCCTAAAATTGTTTTTTGATACTTTACCTTCAAGGATAGGTCCGGCTATTTCATATGGAACTTGTATTTGCGAAGGAGCATCAATAGGAGGTGCGCCGATTTGCTTGATTTTACCAGTTTTTTTATCGAACCCTAGTGCAATATTACCCTTGTACATCTTCGAACTTCCTAATTATATCCTCATTAACAAAACTATTATCTGTATAATGAAAAACAGTGTGTTGAGCATGATTTCCTATTTTTAAATTTGCATCATCATCTACAAAAACGCTTACTCTTGTTGACCAATTATCACTATACTTTTCCCAATTTTGTATTGCAGGTTTCATATGTACTAAATTAGGCATAATGTTATTTTTTTGTCTAATATCTAATACAATATGGGTAATTGCTGTAATGATATCCATGCTAGGTTCTTTAGGCATGTTCTTAGGGCAGAATATCCTGTAGTATTCTTGCCAATTATCAGCTATATGTTTTTGCGTAGTATAAAACTGTTTTGAATATTTGCTTTTTTTAAAGTAGAAAAATGCGTTATAAACGTTAGGTAAATTATTACTAATAAATGCTTTCCTGTAAAACGTATCTTTTATTTTCTCGCCCCTATATGTAAAGACAGTATCACAATAATAAACATCAGTATTCATTGCTTGCCAGAAATAATCTAAATTATGCAATACTAATACATCACTATCCATTGAAATTGTTTCTTCGTAAGGAGACAGTTCATAGATAAACTGTCTAGCATAGGTTTTAAATCTACTATTATCGCCATTGTATGTAGGTACAGGAATTATTTTATCAAAAATATACTTGTAATTTGCTACATCAGTATTAGTAATTAGGCTTACTGGAATATGTTGATTAAATTTTTTTATACTTAATGCACACAGATATGCTTGTTGTATATATTGCTCACCTTCGGCATACAATACAAATCCTTTATTACTCATCTATACACCTCTGTAGACTAAATTTATTCATTACATGCACATTAGCGTTTTTTATCGATAATGGAGTATATTGATTTTTATAGGTTGGCTTTTCTAATAAAAACTTTAAGTTATTTTCTTGCACTTTATACAAAATGCTTTTGTCTGTGATATAATATAAAGTTCCGGGCATTTCTTTTGCAAAATCGCCTGCTTGAAATCCATTCATAATATGAATAGCAATACTAAATGCATAGTCATTACGGAATTTTAATGATTCGATAAAATATGTAATTCTATAATGTTGATAATTTTCTTGTATATGTTTTAATAAATCAAAGAAAATTTTGTTAGAATAAACTTTTCTAAAAAACACACATGTAGCCCAGTAAAAATCTATACTTATATCTGATATTCTTTCGAACTCGATACCTGTTGTCATGTCTACTAGATTATGACATTGTTTGTATATTAAAAAATTATTGGATTGATTAAAACATTGTAAAAAATTATTGTTGCAAATTACAACGTCAGTGTCTAACATTAAAGTTTCGTCGTAAGGAGTAAGCTCATATGCAAGGCTACGAGAATTATTCTTCCATAAAGACTTTACTGAAGTACCTGAACCGTCATAGTGTGTTTTAAAATTGTTATCTACAGTATTTTCTAAGATAATAACTTTATCAAATGCAGATAAATCTGCATCTTCACAACTTTCTTTGTCTGTTACCAAAGATACTGGTAAATCTAAATGCTGTTTTGCACGTTTAGCAAGGTCTTTTGCTTGTGAAATATAATTTAATGTATTGCTATTTCTGGCAAACACTAAGATACCTTTACTCATCGTCTACTAGTTTCTCTACACTTCTGCTATTTTTTATGTTTTGATATTCTTGATAATATATACGTAGATTCTCGTCATATTTTTTTGCAATTTCTGCAAGAAAACCTGTAACATCTTCGACTAGAATTGGAATACTGTTATCATCTAGTAAGATTGCATTATTAGTTACATTAGATAATGCAGACAAATGACTCATTAATGACGTTTCAATTGTAAATTGCCCGCCCCCATAATAGTATTTTGTGTTTTCTTTAAATTGTTCTAACAATATACGCCTTTGATTATTAAGCGTTACCATATAATTTGAAAAATCTAAAGCATTTTTTAACTTTTCATCCATAAGATACTCCTGTATTGTGTATATTATACACGAATATCAGTACTATGTCAAGTAATTATTCGAAAGTATTTGGATTTGCGAATGTAGGATACGGCAAAGTAAAGCGTCTTGTAGTGCCGTCTGTTTCAAAATCTAATGATCTAGGACGTCTTGCACCATAATCAAACAAAATATTTGCTGTCACTGGCTCAGTTACACCAGGTTCGATACTTCCTTTTGCACCAGCATCAAGGTTACTTTCTGGACCGTCATCTACTAGTGTTAGTTTAAATCTTAAACGTCTTGTAAGTGATGATTCTATTCTAGCTTCTATTGTCCAATAACTATCACCATAGGTGCTTGCACTTGCATCTCTTCTAAAAATAGTCTGGAAAGTTGTTGTTAATTGCCTTTGGCCTATTGCGCCATCTGGATAAGTAACTCCAGTGCTTTGGCCATCAATTGTTGTATAGTTATAACCAAATGCTATTGTACCGGGATTTTCAATCATTGACTGCCAACCTTGATTTCTTAGTACAGCATTATTATTTGTTGCTGTAGTATCGCTTACGTTTTCAACTGTTCCTTCAATTAATATCTGTCCACCGGCATTAAAAAAATGACGTAGTGCATCATCACTAGAAAAAGTCACAGTAAATTCTGAATCAATAGTACCATTAAAACTAGTTGTTCTTGCATCACCTCCGGGAACAATAGCACCATCTGACACTGTTTCTGCAACTGCGACTGTATCCTTGCCTGCTTCTAAGGCAGTCATAATTGTTAAGTAATCATTAAAACCCTGAGTATTATCTATGTTACTTAATGAGTAATCAATATTTCCGTCATTGTCTGCATCTTCATCACTAAATGCTGGCAGATCGGATGTAGAAACATCGGCTCCTATCAAATCTCCGGTAGCTAATTGTGTTAGTCCTAAATTTGAGCCGTTTTGATGCTTGTAAGCACGGTCCATGTCGTCCCATAGCTCTTGCATTCTTTCGTGATCAACAATATCTCCGTCGCTACTAGGACCAGGTCCTGCGACTTGTCCGCTAGTGACTGTTTGTCCATAACCAGTGTTTTCGATTGCACTACCTGTACCTAAAATTTGTTCAATACGGTTTTGTAGTGTATTGTAATCTGACGCTGTTATGATTGCCTGCGGTAATACTGCCATATCTTATGTTCCTTATTAAGTACGTAGTTATTTATACCTTTAAAACGCACTCTATTAATTTTTCTGATTCCTCATTACTAGATTCTAGAGCAATACCAACTAATCCTGTTGACGCAATAGTTGTGCATACACCGTCTTGCCAGGCATATACTGGTTGTCCTTTAGATACTGGTCCACTAACACGCACCGGAACACGACCTTTTAGTCCTAAAATTTGACCTTCGGCTTCTGCATTCATCAAATAAGCAGGCTTATCTGAAATAACTCCTATGCACATACAACTAGTACCAGCCGCTGTAGCTTCTTGTTTGCCGCCAACACACATTGCTGTGCCTACGGGGTATTCTTGATCTGTTAAATATTTTTCTGCTAAGTCAGCATAACGAGCAGTTAGTGCTGTACCAATAAATAGGTTTGCTTTTAAGTCACCCGAATTATCTCTTACAGCAATAGTATTCGCATTTGCTTCTATATCGCCTTGTCTATTATTACCATTTACAACTAATGCTGTAGATTTTTCTGCAAGTCCAGTAAAATTATTTGCAAATATTTCATTAAATGGGAAGTTTGCACTACCAATAGCAACTGTTTCGCTTACATATGCGTTTTCGTCTGTTTCTTCTATGTTTGTAACACCTGGAAGAAGTGCATCTGGTGTAATTCTTACAGTATTTTTAAGTGTTCCTGCGGCTGGCTTAGCTGATAAAAATATTGAATTACCAATTGTGTTTGCTATTGCTATTTTGTTGTCAGTTCCTGTAGGTACAAAAACTTGTAAGTCGTTAGAATCACCTACAGTAAAACCATCGTCTTTAAACTGAACTACATTTTCAAAGATAGTAGCCTGTCCTACAATAGATGTTACATATTGACTTGCATCTATGCCATTTAATTTTAACGCATTTGATGATGTACCCCAAAAGATATGTTCTGAGGTTGTTGTTCCGCCAGTCGATGCTTGAGTATTAACTAAAGTAATACCTCTTTTTACAATGTCAAAACCTGGAATTACATTTTCAGCATCTGTATTATCAATAGTAAATGCATCATTAGATATAATATGTACTACTGTATCATTAACTACAGAAGTAATAATACTGTGCGAAACTCCTAAGTTGTCACGTATTGAACGTGATTGCATCTGTGTAACGCCTTCGCCAGCATCCTGAGGTCCAATTAAAACCCAATCTGTTCCATTATAAGCATATAGCTGTTCGTTAGTTGTATCCCACCAAAAATCGCCTTCTGTTAGACCAGCAGGAGCAGTACCTGTAGTTTCTGCGCCACCTGTTGTTCGCCATTTTGAACCATCAAAAAACTTTAATTTAGCTAGGGAAGAATCGAACCAAATTTGTCCACTTATTGCTCTAGGAGGAGGATTTGCTCCTGCAAAGTTTTCTAGTAGGAATAAAAAGTTTTCATTGTGTATTTCACCATACCCTGCGTAGTTTTTACCGACAAAATTCAAATCGGTAGTTTGATCGATAGTACCGTCTTCAACTACAGTGAGTAATGTTTTATTATATCTATCTATTTGGTAAGCCATGTTGTTCGATTCCTATTAACTACTGTATTTATTCCTATTTTCAATTTATTGTAATTGCATCAAACAAGCCCAGCTTCTTGTACTACTTGCTATGTCAACTTTGTGTATTTGTTTTAGACTAAATTTTATACCTTCGCCTTTTTGCAAAGTTACTGTTTGTCCTGCAACTGTAATTGAATTGTTGTTTACTAAAGAATATGCTACAACAGTTCCCGAGTCTGGCTTATCTACCCAATAGTCCATTTCATCTAAAAATCCTGTATTTCCTGGAAATTCTAAAAACCAACCAACTATTGCAGTAGACATATGATCATTTAACAAAGTTTTAAAATTATTCCTTTGTTCTAATGACCAGTCATGCCATTTTGATGTACTGTATACACTTAACTTGTCTAAGCCGTTAGTGCCTATTCTTACATTGTTAGAAGAAAATGCAACATCAGCTTTAATATTAATTAAAGAATCTACAGTAGCATTATCTAATTGTTCTAGTGTTTCATGCATATTTTTCTCACTCGTACAAATAAACTAAAGAGTATCTTAATTTTTTAGCAGGAGGAACAGAATGTATAGGTCCTATCCCTTCAATAAGCACTCCTTGTCCTATTTTGTCTTCTACAAATTTATCTTCCTCGTCAATATATAGACCATCTCCGCTTTCTTGTAAACTTATAACTAAGTTTCTTCTAAAATCGTGTTTGTCTTTGTGCTGGCCTATATAATCTCCTATTTTATATCTGTTAACTGCTAAATCAGCTAACTTAAAATCTTCGTATACAGGAGCAATTTCTTTTAATTGTTCCTTCATTTCTTTTTTCATTTGCATATGGTTACAATAATCGTAAGCACATGTAGAATTATTAATAGCTCTACCCGGCTGTAATTTAGTTCTTCTAATCCACCTAGGCTCTTCGATAGATTCAATGAGTTTATAGACAGATTCTACTGTGTCTTTATCAAAAACCTCATAAATCACTAAATTGTCCTTCATAAGCCTGTATACTACCTTCATATTTTGTAGCAATCATTTCATCTAATTCTTCAGTACTCTTATAATTGTATTCTGTACTGTTAGCATAGAATTGTTTGCGTATTGCATTGGCTCTTTTTATTTCGTTGATATAATCATTCATAATTTTTATATCAGTTGAATCAACGCCTGCCGCATCGGCTAAACGCTCTATTGTATTGCCAATTATTGTTAATTGCTTTTCTATTGGATATTCTTTTACAATTTTATTCCTAGCAAGTTCATTGAGCATATCTTCGTTTATTTCTAAAGGTTGCTCGTGTATATTTACTATAGAAAAATTATCGTATGTTCCTACAACTGTTTCGTTGTCAATATCAATTTCTATTTCTTTGTAAAGGTAATAGTCATGATTTAACAAGGACATGTCTGGGACAGTTCCTAACACCATTGTAAACATATTGTTTAACTTATTAAATTGGGCTAACGCTGTAATTCTTGTTATTTCTGTCATAATTAACCTCCGATGTTAGTCCAAGTATTTGCACCAGTCTTTTTGACTGTACGTCTATATCTATCACTTATACTTACACTACCACCATTAGAGTTTGCAGGTCTTGTGTAGTTTCTTTCTTCCCAAAATGAAACTCTAGTACCATTAGGATAGTTTGCATAAGTTGCTTTTACATTACTGAATGTTGTAGCGCCTGCCCAAAGCGGATCACTTTGTGCAACTAAATCGTCTACATATTGTTTTGTAGCGGCATGCATGTCACTTGTAGGATCAGCATGTAAAGTAATGTAGCCGCTAACTGCGCCACCAGTTTTTCTATAAAACTGAGTTTGTGCAACGCCGCCGACTGTATTTGAATCTCTAGCTAACGCGGCTTCGTCTGCAAAGTCTGCCGCTACTGCTTTACCGTCTACTTCTAAAAAATCTACTGCTTGTAATCCATCCAGTGTATCTGCGTTTAAACCTGAACCAGGGCCGTCATTACCGGCATGCCATATTTCATTGCCCTTCCATTCAAACTTAGCTGTGTCGATATACAATAATTCTGTAAGAGCATCACCCGGACTAACACTATCAGCTGTAATAAACAATGCTCCGTCAGTTGCAGGATTGCCATCTCTAAGGTTTATGATTCTACTGTCATTGTTTACAGTTCCGCTCAGTGATGTTCTTGCACCGCCGTTCTTAAATTCAAAACCTTCGCCTGCATTAATATACAATTCATTTACTGTTAATTTTCCATTAAGGACATCATCTTCGTCGCTTCTTAAGAACTGTGTAGAATCTATACCATCTAATAGTTCTGAATCTACTGCCTTTGCACTTACTTTAAGAAAATCAGTATGATTGTAACCATCTAAAGTATCTGCATCTAATCCAGATCCAGATCCGTGATTACCGCTGTGCCAAATAGTATTTCCAAGATAAGTTAATCCTAATGTATTAGCACTTGGATTAATTTTTAAAGTTTCTGTGTTACCTGCTAAAAATATTGTATTATCTGTACTTCTGTTTTGTAAAACTAATTTTTGTTCAGCATCATAACCTTTAATGTATATGTCACCTGCTACCCAATTTATTCCAGTGCCAGAAGTAGATAATGTAAATTCTCCGGTTAGAGCAGTGTTTTGATCACTTCTTAAAAATTGTGTGTTATTTAATCCGTCTAACAATTCAGCATTTGTTGCTGTTCCCCAAAACCAAGTTTCAGCAGGATCAGTTATTCCATCTGCAGATTGTGAATCAGCAAGTGTTATACCTTTTCTAATAATTGTGTAACCAGTAATAGGATTAGAAGCATTTAACGTGAATTCATCATCGCTTATAACAAACATTACTACATCGTCAACTACTGCTTTTATAATTGCATGTTCTGTGCCTATTGTATCTAATACTAAAGCACTTACCATACGTGTAGTGTTTGGTCCTGCCTTTTCTGGTCCTATTAGCTCTAACGCTGTACCGTTATAAGCATACCATTGCTTTTTATCCGAATCCCACCATGCATAACCTTCTTGCAAATTAGTTGGTGCAGTGTCAGATACTTGGGTAACACCCAATGTTCTCCATATACTATTATCGTAAACTTTAATTTTTTTAGAACCGCTATCGTACCAAAGCTGACCGCTTAAAGGTTTGCTAGGAGGATTGCCTCCTGCAAAATTTTCTAGTAAGTATAAGAAATTTTCGTTTTGTATTTCGCCATAACCGGCAAAGTTTTTACCAATGAACTGTAGTTCAGTAGTTCTATCTATTGTACCATCTTCTATAACTGCTAGAAGTGTTCTATCAAATCTATTAATTGAATACGACATGCCTAACCCTATCTATATTGGTATTTATCGGATCTACGTAGTGCTTACCCAAACCCATGTACCTCCGCTTGTTCTAAATAACATATTACTTCTGTCAGGCACAAAAGATGCAGATCCTGCAACAGGATCAAAGTTAACATCTTCAACTACTGATACAGCAGAACTGTCATCTGCCATGACACTAATGTAACTCTTGTTCATTGCCCCTTGAACGTCAATACCAGTAACGTTAACATTAGAATAAGAAGTACAATGTATTCTTGCTTCGACGCCATCTTCGAAATTAGCTGCCGTTGCAATGTCTTCTAAAATATCTCTTACATCTGTATAAGGATTAGCTACTGACGGTACAGTCAATCCAGTAATATCAATTGATAGTGCAAAATTTTGACTTCTTAATTGAGTGTCAACATATGTTTTTGTTGTAGCGTCTTGTGCATTTGTAGGATTTGCTAGATTTGTAATTTTACTATTTGTTACAGAAATATCGCCTGAAGCATTTATGTTTAACGGTGTGCTTACTGTAATTGTGCTTCCATCAATATTAACGTTGTCTACGTCAAGCTCTACAAGTGTGCCTATACTAGTTAATCCATTAGCAGTAGTAACTGTAGACCCCAGTGTAGTTCTACTTAAAACTAATTGATCCTCAATCCTATAATCTTTTCCTAGCGGTATGTTTATAGTTTCTGTTAGATCAAAACTTTGAGTAGCATTATCAAAAGTAATTGATTTATCACCATCAGTAGATTTCATAATAACGCCGGCACCGTCGATTTGAGCATCAGTGCCCGGTGTACCGCCTTCTACTACTCCTAGTTCTATGTTGATGTCTGCAATTTGTAAATTATCAATGTTAATATACGTTGTGTTACCGTTTACAGTTAAATTTCCATCAATTATTGCATCGCCAGTTGATCTAAATGTTCCGTCAACATCTAAAGTATACTCGGGATCATCTCTATAGATACCTACCCTACTAGTTGCACCATCTGCATAAAATGCATTTTCGAATCTGTTTGATGTTCTAGTTCTAATTGTTATAGCAGTTTCTTTTTGTTGCGTTTCTAAAGAAGTTGTAGTTCCTATAACTTTAAGAGTTGCATATTCTTCTTCCTCAAGTGCAATACCTAAACCTGCTGGATTTCTAATAATAATACTACCGGTTGTTTCACCATTTTCTGTAGTTGGTAAAAAGTCTGCACTAGTAAATGCATTACCCTGAACATCAACAAGTGAACGTGATTTTGCCGCAGTTCCTTGATAAAAGAACGTAGAGTCTACTAAATTAAATCCTTTTAAAAATAACTGTCTTGCAGGAAAAACAACATCGTCAGGATCATCGGGGTATCCAGGCATTTTGTTTGTACCGCTTAATCTAAATTCTTCTTTGGTTATAACACCAAATAATGTTCCGCCTATCCAAATTTTAAGAACAACACGCTCTCTGGCAGAAATATCAATGACAGAAACAACTTCAAATCCTGTTTGCCCTTGGCCTGAATCATAATCTGGTCCTACTAGAACAAGATCAGTTCCGTCAAAGAAATACATTTTGTTATTTGCGTTGTCTATCCATATATCGCCTGCAACCATGTCTGGTCTAGTAGCAGATACAATCGGTCCTCCCGAAGTTCTAAAACTAGTACCATCATATAGTCTAAGTCTTTGCGAACTTGTATCATACCAAAGCTGTCCTACTAATGGATTGCTAGGCGCACCGGTTGATGCAAAATTTTCTAGAATTTTAATAAAGTTTTCGTTTACTGCTTCACCGAACCCTTTAAAATTTCTACCAATAAGAGTTACATCAGTTGTAGTAGTATCTATCTGTCCGTCTGCTAGTTCTACTAGTAATTCGCCATCAGTTTTATTTAATTTGTAACTCATTAGGTTAACGCCCTCCCTGTGTAAATGATGTAGTTGATCGTCATTGTAGGAGGCATAACATTAAACGGAATTTGATCTTCTGGATAACTTTGAATTCCTCCGCTGTTTGGAAGTGCCTGTCCTGATCCTGATCCTGTTGGTGAATCATATGGTGTTGCATCTGAATCACTCGGTGTGCCGCTAATATCTCTAATTGCGTAATACTGAGCACCTTCTGAACCATCACCTTTTAAATCGTGTTTGTGATCAGGTAAGTTTCCAGTAATAAGCAACTTATCTTCTGCTCCGCCAACTTGTCCTAAACCATCTGCATAATCTGCTTGTACATTGTTAGCACTTGTGCCGCCCATGTTGTCTGCACCTAGGGGTAATCTGCCTCGTAAATCTGGTACTCTAAATAATCCTGCTTCTGCTAGTGTGTTTCCAGGACTTGTTACAGACTCTAGTGTTCTTGCTCCATATAAAAATTTAATTACATCATACAATTCACCAGGGTTGTTATAGTCAGAAATTCTGTGTTCTCCTCCGTCACACAATAACCATGCACTGTTAGGAGGTGTAACGCCTGCATATGGTAAAATCATTCCTGCAAAGAAGCTAGGTACGGCAGCTAAAAAGTCGTCACGTTGTATTTTAAACAATCCTGTACTTTTATTGATCAAAATTTCATCTGTTCTTTCTGTTACAGATGTTTCATCCTGATCACCAATAAAATCATTTCGTAGTTTTGTATCAAATATCTTTAACGATCCGCCAGTTTGTCCATCAAATGTAACATCATCTGCTGTAATATCACCAATAAGTCTAAATGTACTTGCAGATGTTAGTTTATTTGCTGTACCTGCTGTACCAGATACTGTACCGTTAACATTACCTGTTACGTTTCCTACGAAAGTTGTAGCATAAACATTTTGCCATTTAGAAGTTGCTGAACCTAAATTCCTTGTGTTGTTACCATCAGGTATAGTATTACCTAACGTAGTAAGATTACTTACTTTTAAATCTCCTCCAACATTAACATTTTTTGCTATTCCAGCGCCGCCTTTGGTAATAAAACTACCTGTGCTAATAGTTTGACTTTCTGTTGTTCCGTTAATGAATACGCCTGAATCTGTCTGTATATTTCCTACAACATCTAGTGCTTCGTCAGGAGCTTCGTTGTTTATACCTAATCTTAATGCACTATCAACACGCAATACTGTTTTTGTAGATCCTTGATTTCTAACACGAACGTCAATATTAGATCCTTCAATTTGGTGTTGTATTATACCTGCCTGTCCTTCAACTGCAAAGTTTAGGGCGGCATCTGTACCGACTGTTAATCCTGTATTGTTTTGTACATTCAAAGGAAATAGTGTTGTACTAGTTGTGTCGCCTCTTAAGAAGTTACCAGCTAAAACTGTATTGTTGTTAACAATCAAAGATTCTGCTTTTTCAGAAGTACCAATGAATTTTGGAGTTCCTGTACCTGATATATCTCTAGTTGATAAATTTATACCAGGTTTAAGAGTAGTAAATCCTGGAATAACTGTTTTAGGTGTGAATCCGTCTTTAGTTATAATTGCAACAGGTTGTGCCGCAACTTCAACTTGTATAACTGTATATGTTACATTATCAGTGCCAACAAGATTAGTAGGCGTTGCACCTGTAACTAAACCATCACTAAAATTAGGTCCTACTAATACCCAGCCAGAACCTGAATTCAAATAAAGCTGTTGGTTATCAGTATCTACCCAAAGATCACCAGTTTGCGACAATGCAACATCAGGTTCAGATGGTGATTTATTCAATCCGCCTGCTGGTACCCAACTTGTGCCATCATAAATTTTTAGTTGTTCAGATCCTACTGTACTGTTATACCATAACTGTCCTTCTGAAGGTCTTGCTGGCTCAGTTGCACTTGCAAAATTCTCTAACAAATGTAGGAAATTTTCTGCAATAGTTACACCGTAACTACTAGTATTTCTTCCTGGTAACTTTATAGTTGTTTCATTGTTAATAGTGTTATCTTCAACAATTAAAACACCTTTAGTTTGATCTGTATAGGGTATTTGATAAGCCATTTAATTACCCCTCGTTAAAACCGCTTAATGATTGTACACGAACTGTATAATCAATTTGTATTAATCTGTTAAGTGACTTCTGTACTGGATGGAAAATTACATGTGTTAGCAATCTACCTGTACCATCTGCAGAATAGCTTCTTAAACCTAGCTCATCAAAAATATACGAACTATTTTCATCTGTGGCAGTATCAAATGCATCTTGTCCGCTTGGTTCGCTATAGTCTAATAAACATGTCACTAAAATATCTGTATAGTTTGTACCGCTGACATGACGTGTTTCAATTTTATTCCTTATAGGATCAATATTGTTTACGCTTCTGTCATCAATAACTTTTGAATAAGTTTGATTGTACAAACTTGCATTAGTTCCTGTGCTATTTGGTGTGAGGTATGTAATTATTCCAGTAGGATCTACTGAAGTGCCTCCATTACCAAAACTCATTTCGTATATCCAACCGTCGCCCTTGTTTCGTATAGACTCTGCAAGAGATATACTCATATTCTCATAGTGTATGGCATTACGTTTATCTATTAAAACTTCGCCCGATTTAGGGTCATGAATTTTAATATGTCCTTGTAGCAATACACCGCTTTGATCTTTAAAATTGTCTGCCATTTTATTTTCCTATACAGTATTTATCGTGGTACGTCAGTTGTGCTTGATAGTAAGAAATTAGCTACGTCACTATTTGCATCAACTAACCTCTGTCCTGGGTTTGACCATACAGTACCTATTTTTCTTACTATAGTCACATTTGTTCCGTTTTCAGGTGGATATGTAAGTCTTACATATGCACCAATCGCTTTATTTACAGCAAATTCTGCTTCTACATTTTTATCACCTTCTGGCGAATCCTGCGCTGTATAATCATAAACAGCAATAGGTGTTTTACGAAGTCTACGACCTCCTGCAAATACTTCTATATCTTGTGCTTCCCAATATTCATATGGTATGCTTGCAAAATCAAGTAATCTACCTGTACCTGTTAAAAGTGTTGTATCTACATCTCTTGGTATGATAAATTCTGTTCCAGATAAATTATTAGGTGCTCCAATTTGTGTAAAATCAGTAGTTCCTTTAGAATCAATTATATAACCTCGTCCCGGAATACCTTGACTTACTGGTATAGACACAAGTTCTTTATACCAACCTGTTTGTTCTAATTCGCTCCATTGATCTTCTGATGCTGGATTAGGTGTAGGTGCAAACGGTAATAATATTTGCAAATAAGGTATTGCTTTAGGAACAACTACACTAGTCTGCGCTCTATCAATAGGAACATTAGTTGCAGGATTTACAATTACTAAATCATATGCTCCTACAGGTAATGCCGGAGTTTTAAAATACAATTCTGTGTCATTTACGTATGTAGTTTCGCACTCGGTTTCTCCTACAATAGCTTTTACATTAGTTTCAAAACCTGTACCATACACAACACAGCTTTGCCCAGGATATCCTATACTAGGTATTGGATCGCCTCCTAATGGAAATGCGCTATTGTTGTTGCTTGTAAAATAAAATCTTTCTACGGTTACACCCGGTGAATCTTCGTAAATGGTGCTTGCTATGTCATAGCCGCCGGCTTCTACTGTCACAACTTCTGTCTCGTCTTTGTATGGTAGATTAGTATCTGCACCTTGTTCAATAATTTTTGTTCCAGCTAGGTATAGATCCTTGACACCTGTACCTAATGTACCTCTACGTATTTGCAATAATTCATTTCCGTCGACTTGGAAATATTCTATACGCTCTCCTTCAATAAATATCACACCCGGATATTCCGAATTAAACACAGGTACCGGAATATTTGTAGCATCTTTAAGTTTTATAGTTTTATCTGTCCATGCTAAATCTTCAGCCAATTCATATGACGTTTCTAATCTCTTATAATGAGTTCTGTTAAGCATGTCTTTAAATTGACGCCATCCAAATCTTTCTGTAATTTTAGCATTAGCAAAATGTTGTACAACAATTACATCATTTTCTTGAGGTATTTGCTGTAACTTAATGTATCTATTATCTAATGTTACACTATAATCTATACTTGGTGTTAATAGATTTCCGTTTACAGAAACCCATACATATTGAGCATCTTCTGCTGGTGTTGTAAGTTCTATAATACCTCTACTTAGTCTTCTATATTCATAGTAAGCAGTAGTGCCTTCTGTTAATTTAGTTTTTTCTGAAACTACAAATTTTTGTGTTTCTATGCCCTGACTGTCATGATTACTAAATTGATATACAGTTATTATATCGTCTTCGTTGAACGGTTCATTAAAATGAATTGTTCCGGGAGTTTTTATAAAATCGTTATCACTTTCATAATAACCTAATTTAAACTCAGCATCAGTAATTATATAAGCCTGTAGTTTATCTCCAGGATCGCCTACACCTCTTTCTAGTGTTATTGTGCTACCTGCTTGTTCATCTTCAGGTTTTGTATCGTCAAATGCTCCAGCGCCTTGATAAGTCCATTCTTGTAAGTATTCTAATTGTCTACCATTAAGATATAATTCAATCTCGTATGCATTAACAGCACCTACCGGAACTTGTGTTAAATCAAAGGTATAGTTTCTGTTTGATGTAACTTCAAACTGTTCTGTATATCCTGGATTTAAAAATCTATCATTTACTTTAACTAGCATAAATGCTCTGGACGGATTTTGCGTAAATGGTGCTTTACCTAAATCGTATTGCAGTGTACTTCCGTCGGCAACAATAGTGTCTATGGTTACCTGACTATATTCAACATTAATTAAGCCTTTAGAAGCTATAAGCAATTTAATAACTGCTGTATCAAAAGGTGCTTCTGCAAATTTAATCACATAGTTTCCTGGAAGTTCATATGTATCATCACTTTTAAACAGTTGTACATTAACAACCTTTCCATTGATAGTAACAAATGCTTCAGAATTTTCTTCAAACCTACTATTTGTTAAAAACTCTACAGTTTCTCCATCGCCTACAAAATCGTCTATATCGATAATAGATATAGATGACAAACCTATAGAAGCAACAAATATAGTAGCATTATCTGCGGGTGCAGTATTAAACACAATATCTTTTGTGTTAAAATCAATATAATAAGTATTCTTTTCTTGAATTATATTATCAATTTTTACAAAAAGATTATCTCTTGTAACTGGCGAATCGCCTATGTTAAATCTAACAGTCTGGCCGTCTCCCCTATAGTTTCTAGAAACTATTTGACTTGCTCCTCCTGTTGATTTTTCAAATACGGTAATATCTAAAGTATCAACAACTTGCCCTGGAACAACTTCCTCAGGGCCTTGTGATGTTGTTACAGTAACAAAACCGTCTCCGTCTATGTTAATATCTGCAGAATTCAAGCCAGTAGCACTTTGATATGAAAGATCGCCGCCTTGTATTAAAGCATCATAAGAATCATTATCAGGTTTAAATGCACCATCTGAAGTTATTTTTCTTACGTAGAATACATCGCTTTGTCCAAATGTTATATTGATATTATCTAAGTTAATTCTTGTAGTAACTCCGTCGCCTACTATTGACGCCATAACAACATCAGGTTTATTTAATAAAGGAGCTCCTTCATAATCAGGATCATCAAGTCTAACTGCAATATCAGAGCCTGTAGCTTTGAAATATATGTTATATGTTACTCCGTCTTCTAAAGGCTTTGCTAATTCTAAATAGTTAACAATGCTACTAGGTATAGCATTTGCGTTTATACCTGTATCTATGTTTATGTTTGTATCAGTTGAATTTACAATTTGTGTACTTAATAATGTACTGTCATCGTATCTTATTTCGCTTTGGGTATCAAATTCTTGATCGAACTGAGCCGAAACATTAAGAACATTTGCAGAACCTGTAACAGAAGCACTACCTTGTGCATTAGTATTATCTTGAGTAATTCTTGCACTTCTTAGGTTAATATCTTCAGGGAATGTAATTTCTACTAATTTTCTATAAATTATTTCATCTTCAAAAGTAGTGTCATAAAGATCCCAGCCTCTACTCATCCAGGGCGCAGAATCCCATCCGCTTATTCCTCCAAAGTCAAATGATTTAACTTCTACACCTCCATAGTCAACACCTGTCATTAATTGACCTAATGTTTTACCAAACTGATCAACTGTAGGCTCATATGCTATGTTAATTCTATCCTGAGCATTTAACAAAGAAATATCTTTATGATATTCTATTTTTATTTGCGCCTCGTCAGCTGGAGGATCTATAAATTCAATTTGACCATAATATCTATCATAACCTTTAGAAGTATCTAAAATATTTTTGTATGCATAATTTCCTGCTAACACTTCTGTGTTATCAATAGATACTGTAACTTTAGTTGTACGTAAATCCATTGGCCATAGTAAATTGAAGAATACTTTACTACCTGTTGCTACAAAATTTTCTGTTGTAGATAGGTTAATAAATTCAAACTCTCCTGATACCCTGTCAAATTTTACTACAGTATTCATCGACCTTACTGGACTTCCGCCTAGAATTGCTACAGCCTTTGCACTACGACCTCCGTCTGCTATAGTTCCGTCTATAGATACTGTTGGCATGCTAAGATAACCTGATCCTTCTGTAACTATCTGTATAGAAGTAATCGTGCCTCCTCTACCAAGCGAGGCTTTTGCTATTGCTCCGGTGCCGCCGCCGCCGGTGACAGTTACAACAGGTGTAGTAACATAACCAGACCCAGGATCAGCAACTGCTATTTCTTTAATACTATAACCTGCATTATCCGCCCAATGCTTATCAGGATATGTTGTAATTGGTCCTTCTTGTGAAACTAAATTATCATCAATTACTTTTACAGTTCTTGTAATAATATTGTCAGTACCTTCTATATATAAAGGAGGCAAGTCAAAATCTGTAGTCATTGACTGAGAATTATCTATTTTTTCGTAACTACTTAAATATTCTCTAATTTTAGTCTTATATGGTTTTACTTCTTTAATATATTTTTCGTAACTAGGCAAATTATCGTTTTGGAAATTAATTTTTTGATCTAATTCTCCTACGTTATGCTGTGCTTTTATAAATGATGTTTTAAATGCCCAATCTACATAATTTTGCTCTGCAAAAACATAACGTAAACTTGAGAAAAACAATTTATTATATTCAAGTGCTAAATCATCAACAAAAATATCATCTCTAATTGCTTCTAGAACAATTCTTAATTCTACGCTTGGCTGACCGTCAAATGTTAATGTATCAAATGTAGTTGTATCATAGCCTACTAAATTTTTTGACACATCATATAAAGTATCTGACAACTGGATTGTACCATTTTGTCTGCCAACTGTTTGATAATTTATAGTGTAGTCGACACCGGTTTGGTTATCAATTTTTTCTAGAAGTAACCATCCGCCTGTGCCTACAGATTGAATTTTTACAATATCACCTATTTCATTGTCTAAGCCTTGTAGTTCGTAAGCAAAGTCTATAGATTGATTTATTTCTGTAAATTGACTATAACCATCTTCGTACCAATCTACATATTGCCAGTATTGATTAACATCATAACTTTGACTTGCTACTCTAATCCATTCATCAGTAGTAGTATCTCTTTCATACAATGCCCATCTACCGTTTACAGTTGAATCTGATTTGACTAAGACTGTAAATCTTCTTACTGAAATAGATGTATTTGAACTATTGTAATTTTCTCCAGCATTAATAATATTTGTGTCTGTTATTTTTCCGTTACTATCTATAACGGTTTCTATAACAGCATTTTGTCCTGTGCCAAATACTTCTACTGTTGGTGCTTGTAAATAACCTCTACCTGGTTGATTTATTTCTACTCTTACAATTTCGCCATTTTCTACAACAGGAGTTAGCGATGCTTGGTTAGCTTTAGACACACCTACAAACTGTAATTCAGTTACGGTGTCTACTGTTGTGTCAAAGAGTCTACTTGCAACACTAGGCTCTGCTTCTTTCTCAGTTAGCCTGTTAAGATTTTTATCATCGACTATTAAGTTATCTAAAAGAACACTGTTTATTCTGTTTACTACTTCTTTTAGAGCTTCTACTCTATTGACAAACCAAGTTTGTCTAGGTCTATTTAAAATACCATAACGCTCTTTTATACTTAATTCCGGAGCAGGTACAGGCCTATCTGCAAGATCCCAACCTATTAAACTGTCAAACCATTTTTGTTCAATATCTCTGTTAGGTTTGCTTGTTTCTAATCCATCAGATATAACTTGATACTGATTATGTATATTAATATCTTGATCTTCTATTGTCCAATATTGTACACTTATAGCAACTTCGTTGCCTCTAATTAACGATTCACAATTAAAAAGAGCAAACTGTGTAGGACTAATAAAGCTAACAAATCTATATCCTTGTCCAGCAGGATCTTCTATTAGTTGTGCAATACTATTAGCACTTAAAGTTCTATCCTCTATATTAGGTACTGTTGTCTTTTGTCCTACCCAGAAATAATAATATGTTGTAAATGTTTTACTTGCTTTATCATAAACTTGCTTAGTAACATAAGCATTATTTCCGTATTTGCTTTTTCCGCTTATACCTTTAGATGCTCCGCGTTCAGTTCCTGCTTGCTTATCCCATTCTTCAGGTAGTACTGTTGATTTTACCCATTCGTAAACATTAATGGAATTAGTATTTGAATACTTTTTGTTCCAATTGTTTGCACTAAAGATTACATCAGACTGATAAGGATTAATAAATTTAGCAGTTGTTAAATCCCACCATAATTTACCTACTTGGATCTCGCCCCAACTATTTGTAGTATCTACATTTACACCTGTTCCAACTGTATAAGTTGCTGGATCATAATACGTTTTATAAGATAGTTCTTGTTCTGCAGGTCCTGGAATTTTACCTTGTAATACATCGACATAATCTAAATATTGTATTATTTCGTTGTCCAAAGTATTATATAACATAACACGTTTTATTTTGTTTACATCGACAGTAGGTTTACTTTGTCTTAATACTGACCAAATATCTTTCTGTTTATAAAAATCAACAACTGTACCTGCCGTGTTTGCAGAATATTCAACTAATGGCATACCTGCATAAATGTGATTGTTTGAAACTTTAATATTAGAACCAAATAATATTGTAGAGCTATCATCAAAATCTATCATCTGTCCGTAAATTAAAGAATCGTCAATTCTTTCATATACCCTAATTACTCCAGAATTATTATCGTAAGACCTAATTTTAGTTAAGTCATTGTCAAAAGTTGTTGTATTACTATCAAATGTATCTTGTACAAAAGAGTCGCCATTTCTACAACCAACAACAAGATTGTTCCCATCAAAATCAACTTTATAACCAAATAATTCTGCTTTGTCTTCTGCTGGACTATAGAGTTCTTGAGATAATTCAAATATTCCGTTTACTTGTTTGTATATGTAAACTTTTCCAAAATCAACACCTTTATCGTCGTTGAATGGCGCACCAACTGCTATGATTCTGCCATCAGCACTAATAGAAATAGTAGATCCGTATTCGGTAGTTTTACTCGGAGCCGGTATTTTTTGATATCTTACAAAAGATCCGCCGTCGTTTCTATAAACAACTAAACTATTATCTTTACTATCTTCATACTTTACTGAAACAACTAAAACTTCACCATTCTCGCTTACATCAAAACTTTCTGCAAATTCTGCTAATAGATCTTGATCAAGCACTGTGCTGATGTCATCTCCGATTAAAAGTCCTGTATCATTAGGTATATAACCAAGGTAATCTTTGTTTGTTTCTAATAAAGTCCAATTTGAAATATCAAATAATCCGGGAGCCATATTAGTAACAGATTCATACAAATTACCATCATAATATACAATATCATTTTCAAAATATGTTCTGGTGTTTTGATACTGTCCTCTGTATTGCTTATCTCTACTAAATTCCCAACCAAAAGAATAATCATCATTTACACCATTATTAATAATGTAAATCCTACCTTTGCTATCATCATAGACTAAATTGTTAGGTTTATCATTTTGCGGATAACTTCCTAAACTTTTAACAAACAACTTATACAAGTCGCCCGATTTAGACATTTTAAGTTGGTGACCAAGTTTATTATAATTACTTCTATCTGGTATTGCAAATGCACCTAATTTGTTGTATAGGCCTGTACCTCGTCTTTCAAAGACAGTATACATTCCTTCTTTTTCAAGTCCGCTACTTGTTCCGCCTGCAACTACTGGTAAATTAAATACCTCAGTCCAATCATTATTATTTTCTGCAGGAGCATTAGCTGTTCTAGGTATACCAAATACATCGCCTTCTCTGCTAAACCAATATTCCGGACCTTGAGCACCGTCTGATACATTTTGCCCAGTAACATTTACTAATACTTGTTGTTCTGTTACAGGTAAAGGGAATCCTGCATCGATTGCAATTAACTTTCCTATACCAGCTTGAGGTAATGAAAAACTTCTCGTTCTAATTTGTCCGAATTCTGCTGAGCCTGGTGACCCGTCATTTTTTGGAGGAAGATCATATTCTGTTCCTGCGTCGGCTGGGTCTGTAGAGCTTAGATATTCAACCGATCTATTATCTCCATATTTTTGTCCTGCCGCCCAAGTACCAGATACGTTTTTCAAATATAATCTAGTATCCTGACCGTTAAATTTCTGATAAAATGCTATTTCAGCTGTGCCGCCATTTACAGTATCTCTAATAGTAAGACCTACCTTTGGCTCTTTAAATAAATTTTGATCTAAGGGATTTGGTATTGTAAGTTCTACATCAATAAATCCGTCATAAATGTCATAGACTTTATGTGTTTTATTCAATGTTTCTATAGCAAGACCGATATCGCTAGGGTCTTTAAATATTAATCCGTCTAACGGTTCATAAAACAAGCTATTAAATTGGTCATTATTGTCTAAAAACTCTTCTGGACTTGTGTGAGCAGTTTTAACTCTCCAGTATATTGTATCATATGCACTAGTTGCATATTTTAAAACTGTACCAGAAACATAATTTGTTAATGGTTGCCATACTCCGTCTTCAAATTGCGGAAGAGAATTGTAAAATAAATCAATAGTATCGTTATCGTCGTCACCAGGAGCAACTACATTCAAATTATTAGTTAATTCATCTGGCGCTTTTACAACAAATATATTACTTGCAAAATCATCTGTTACATTTAACGGTCCTGGTGCTCCGTAATATGAAAGATTAGCAATTCTAGTATAAATGTCGTCGTCTGAATAAAAAGGATTATTTGCTAAAACTTCGTCAGCTCTATAGTCTAAAATGTTATAATAGAATCTATTTGGATCAGCTTCTCCGTTTGGTACAATATCAAAATAAACTAAACCTCTACCAGTATCTGAATTAATTTGATCTACATTTACATTTGCAGGAAGATTAATTTTCCAATATCCTCCCCAATATTCATCATACCCAATTACTTCATCAATAGGTGCTACAGTTTCATATTCACCAACAAATTCACCAATAGTAGTAGTTAAAGATCCAGCTGTTCCAAAACTACCATTAACATCTTTCAAATAAATTGTAGTATTTGCAGTAGCATCTTGTTCAGTAGAAGGATTAAATGTGTAACTTACAGTACCAAATCCGCCAGCCACTTCTACAACTTGACCTATTAAAGGAATAACGTTTGCTTCTGGTACAAATAGTATCACATCTATTTTTTCTTGAATAGTATGATCGCCTGAAATAAAAGAGCTATCTAATCCAGGAATATCTCCCTGGAACGGCTCTACTGCTTCTAATTCATCTTGTATCTGATCCTGATATGCATAACTTAAAGTATTCCATTTTAGTTTTAATGTATCTCCGATACCTGAACCTTGATACATATCTAACGGAGCTCTTACAATTATATGATCAACTTCTGTGCCAGTAAATGGATAGTTACCTGTCATTAACGTAGGTGTATTTTCGCTGTCTGAAGCAGTAAGGTTTAGTTCTGTTCTAATACGTGCAATAGATTCAAAACTTCCAAATACAATATTGTCAACTGCACCTAAAATGTCTGTAGTAGCTTGCCATAAACTGTCTTGGTACCTTACAATGTCTCTATCTGAGTAATTAGAAGACTCAACAAAATTATCTTTAAACAATGTTGTTACATTAGACGCATCAGGGGAACCAATTACTAAGTATC